GGATCGTCTTGGCCGTGTCGGCATCCTCGTGTCGAACCAGCAACGAATCATGCGCCTCTCCTGTCCATTCCACTTCAGCGCCACCCGTCACCTTCCATCCTGCCCGCGCGTCGCCGTGGCTGGTGAGCCCAGGAGCGGCGTACAGGGTCAGCGGTCCCTCGGTCGTCGCGACTACGCTAACGTATTGGCACACGGTCGTTTACCTCACTTGCCCTACCTTGTACCCTTTTGCACTTCGTTGTCAAGCACTTCTTCCGCTCGTTCCCGCAGCCTCTCGGCCCTGCGTTCCAGCACGCGGGCCTCGTCGGCGATGCAATCGCCCGCAGCATCCGGGCCATGTAGCAAGAGCAACAGTTGCGGCGCGATGATGTCGGCGCAGTCCGCGCAGCTCCCGACGAGAAAGGCGGGTATGCGCATCTCCTCGGCAATCTTCATCTCGCCCTGTACGCCCGCTGATCGTTGCCAGCCCTCCAGACAGAAAACGACCAGTGCCCCGCACGCGCTCAAGATCTCGCGGTCGTACTCCTGCCAGTAGTCCCAGCCCGTCTTGGTGGAAGCGGCCCTCACGCACGGCCGGGTCCGGGTGCGAGTAGGGACAGGCGAGGTAGACGAGCTTCATCGGCGCACCTCGGGGAACTGGCGCCACGTGCGCCCGTAGGCCAGTGGCTCGCGAACAAGCCGACCGTCGACCATGGCCTGCTTGTAGAAAAACGCCACCTTGCAAGGCAACGGCGCCGCGAGTTGGGCAATCAAATCCTCGGCGGCATCCTTGGGCATCGCCCGCGCGCCCGGTCCGCTTTCACAGCCCAAAATGATCTGGTCAACGGTGCCTGGCCCACTGATCCACTCGCGCCGCCATTTGACCTTCTCCAGCGCTGGCTCGAAACTCACGTACCTGATCGCGGCTGGCGTCCGCAACAGTTCCGGGATGCGTTCGTCGGCCGTCGCCTGGTCTTCGCAACTCACACCGATCCAGACGTTCGGGAGCGGCCACGCGCGGCTTGTTATTCCGTCCACGTCGACGGCGGACAGTCCCTCTCGCTGCGCGTATGCAACGGCCACAAACGCTTCTGGCGCTCCTCTGCCGGCATTGCAAGTGCGCGCCTCCAGTTTCATCCACGCGAACCACTTCCGCATGCGCTGCGCTCGTTTCGTGAGCAGAAAAAAACGATGCTGTGGACATGCAGCCATCACGCCGAACACGGCCGCAATTAACTGATCGCCGACGGCGGCGTGAAACAGATCGCCCATGTCGCTCACGAAAATCCCCGCCGGTTTTCGCTTGTGTAGCGGCTGGCTAAGCCTGTCAGACAGGAAGCGCGGGCCACCTGTCCACTTGCCATCCTTGGCGAGCCCCTTGTACTCGGGCAGGTGGGCAAGCCGCGTGGACGCCAAGCGAGCCGCCCAGCAATTCTGGCAGCCGGGGCTGACCGCGCGGCAGCCGACCACGGGCGACCAAGTAAAGCCGGGTGAGCCGTCTGGGCTGATGCACCAAGAAATCGAAGTTTTTGTCATGGGTTCTCCACGTGTTCACGGGACGGCGCCGGGACGGGCGACATCTCCAGGTCGAGGCGCAGCCGGGCCAGGCGAGCGCGGCGATTCGCGATGGCGGAAGGGCTCATGCGCTAGGCCAGCTTTCCATGCATGTTCTCGCGCTGCTCGTTGTAGGCACTCTTGAGCTTGATGGCGGCGCCAATGTCTACGCCGAGCGTGCGGGCCGTGTCGAGCGCGCGGATGATGATGTCTGCCAACTCCTCCTCGGCACAGGTCAGCTTGGCTTTCTTGTCGCAGGGCTCGTAGAGGTTGTCCTTGCGCGCGGCTTCCCATAGTTCAGAGACTTCCCCGTGGAGGTTCGCGCAGAACTTGGCAATGCGGTCGAGTGTTACCAATTCCACTCTGTCGCCATCATGGAAGCCGTGTTCCTTTGCGATCATGAACACCTTGGCGGCGACGACGCTGAAAGCTTCGCATTCCTGGTCGGTGATTTCGTGGGCCATTGGTTCGTCCTTTCGTTACGGTTCGCGGTCGGGATCGTGGAAGTCGCGGGGCGGGGAGCTGTGGGAGTCCAGAGAGGTCCATTCCATCAGCGGAGCGTTCCAGTACACATCTGCAACGCCTGTCGGGCCGCCTCGGTGTTTGGCTACGATCAGCTCGGCTGGTCCTGGCTGGCGGCGTGCCTTCTGGTCTTCGAGTGGGATGTTCCGGTGGATGAAGATCACCACGTCGGCGTCGTACTCCAAGTTCCCGCACTCCCGGAGGTCGCCCAGCAACGGCGGCCCCCCGCGCTTCTCGGTCGCACGCGAAAGAGCCGCCACGACAAGGATTGGGATCTGAAGCTCCATCGCCAGCGCCTTCAGGTCGGATGAGACCCGCCCAAGTTCCTGATCCCGTGTCTCGCCCTTTCGGCCGTCGATGCGGATCCGCTGGAGGTAGTCAATCGCGACGAGGGCCAGCGGAGCCTCGCCATCCTTGGCGTTCCGGCAGACCTCCATCGCGTGCCACTTGCGAATCTTGCCGGTGATCTGGCCGAGCGAGCGGGACCGATCGTCGATCCGCAACGGGATCTCGTACAGGCCGCCTGCCGCGCTTTGAATCTTCTTCCATTGCTCAACGTCAAGGCGCCCGGTGGCCATCTGGTAGGACGGCACGCGCGCCCGGCTCGAAAGAAAGCGCTCGCCCATTTCCTGCACCAGCATCTCGGCCGAAAAGAGGTGCGTTGGAACTTTCAGCTTAGCCGCAGAGTACAGCGAGAACTGGCCCGTAAGTGCCGACTTGCCCTCGGCGGGCCGGGCCGCGACGATGATGAACTGCCCAGGCTTGGCACTCCCAAGAATCTGCTGGAGGCTGTCGATCCCGTAGTCCACTCCCGCCGGCTTCTTGCCGTCCGTCCTGTCGGCGATGGTGTCCAGGATGCCGCCCAGCGCATCGCCGAGCCGCACGGAATCCTTGTCGCTGGCCTGTACCTCCAGCGCCGCCACGCCTTGGCGAGCGCGCGTGAGCGCGTCTTCGAGGTCGTTCGTCGAGTACGCCGATGCCTGCACTTCAACGCAAAGGGCGATGAGCCGCCGCAGCGCCGCCTTCTGCGCGATGATCTTGCCGTGCTGCTCTGCCACTTCGGGCGCGGTCGCGTGTCGGGCGCAGTTGGTGGCCCAGGTCTGCCAGCCGCCCGGGAACCGCTGCCACATGGCCCGGGCCTTCAACTCGTCCCCCACCGCCACGATGTCGACCGGCATTTTACGCTCGATGACGGCCAGCACAGCCGCCCAGGCTTCGCGGTGCTCTGGCAGGAAAAAGTCGTCCACCCGCAGTCCGGACAGCAGCGGGAACGCTTCACCGGACGCCACCAGCATGGTCCCGAGAACCGACAACTCGGCCTCGGGGTCGTGGGGTGGCGTTTGGTCGGTCATCGGTACACCGCCCGCGGTGGCTGTCCGGTCTTGTTGGGCTTCGCGTGGCCTATGCCGTTGTACTGGTCACAGAACTTCTTGACCGTCCATGGCTGCATCTCGGGATCGTCCGCGAAAAGGGCAATCTTGCGCTCAAGCTCAGGCATGGCCTTCGCCGCGTCTCCCAGCCCCACCAAGAGCCGAGAGGCGTTCTCCTGGGCGAACGTGTCGGGCGCCCACATGCCGTGCTCTGGCTGCGCCCTCTCGACCGCGGCCTTGATGGCCCACACCAGATCGTGAGCTGTGTTCGGACGCTGACGCTCGTTAGCGCTAACTCCTCGACTAACCCTCTCCCTCTTCTCTGACTCTTGATCCGGGGATCTACTACTCTCAGAGAGAGGGAGAGGGTTATTGTTTGTGTTAGCGTCTGTGTTAGCGCTAACACTGCGACGATGTTTCATCAGTTCGCTTTGCCGGTGGCGCGTCTTCAGGAGAGAATCCACACCGGCGCCGGTGCGCTCCATCCACCGATGCAGCCGAAGTTTCTCACCCTCCTGATCGATGAAGCCGGCCTCGACCATGGCAGCAACGGCGGCACCTGTGGTTCCTCGCCATTCCGCGAACGATTCAAGCTCAGCAACCGTGAAGCCGGTCAAGTCGCCGTCCTTGGCGTTGTCGGCCGCCCAGCACCACAAGTTGACGATGTGCTCGTAGGTGCCAAGCAGCCTCTTGAGCACGACTGTCTTTCGGTGTCGAGGCATGCTCGTGTAGAAGCGAATCCACGGGACAAGTGGCATCAAATACCGCTCGCACCCTCCGAACGCGCCCGCTCTGACCTGCCGTCCACGGGTGCTAGCCACATGGCTGACGGGGGAGCGAACGCGATCGCAGGGGGTGAATGGTCCATGTGGCTAGCAGCACCACGATACACGCCTCACGTCCGTCTTGCAAGTCATCGTAGTAGCTCCCATTTGCTTCTTTCGTGCGGCGGCTCGCCGGGCCGCCAACGCGCGCGTCTCGACCTTGTGGCAGTGCCGGCAGAGCGTCCGCAGATTCGCCAGCGGGTCGGCATCCCTGGACGCCCCGCCGCCCTCCACGACCGGCACGATGTGGTCGGCCTCCCATAGGTGGGCAAAATAGGCGAGGCGCGATGGATGCTCATCTCCAGGTTGTCCACCGCCCCAAACGCCGAACCACCAGCGCACCATGTGGAGCAGCCAATCGAGCCACCTGGCGGACTTGTGGGCGCTCGGGTAGCGGTGCCATGACGAGGGCCGCACGCCGATGTCCGAATCATCCACGTCCGGGCGAGACTCCACACCATACTCTCGGACCCGCCAAGCGCCAAACGCCAGCAGGTCGAGCCGTCGCGCCAGCCGTTCGATCTGCTGGGTGTCGACGCCGCAGACATTGCAGACGCCGTGGTCCCGCTTCTCCACCGCCTTACGGGCATCCTGTGGTCGGCTCCGCAGTGTCCACTGCTTGACGCACGCATCGGAGCAGAACGTCAACCGCGGACGCGCCACGACTCCCCCGCAGAATCGGCAGTGGCGCTCCGTCGAATCGGGACGCCGCACCGGAAGCGAGTCCCGCATCGTGAAGGCGCGCTTGTGGCTCACGACGCGCCCCGGGCCTTGGCGGCGGCTGCGGAGGCGAGGTGGACACGCCAGTAGGCCAGCGATTCGATGGGAGTCATGGTCCACACACCGCGCACTGTACCATCTGCTTGAGGTGTGCCCCCGTCGTCGCCTCGATACCATTTCGTGCGCGAGACAAGACGATGGAGCGTGGTGCTGCTGGTGTAGAGGCGGTAGAGCCAGCGCCATGGCCAAGTGTCTGCGTGTCGGAATGGCAGCCGGTTCACGTCGACGGTCGGCTTACTCGGCATATCGCGCCTCCCGGATCACATCCATCAGACGGCCTTCGATTGACTCAATGTCGGCCTCGGTGAGCTTCACCCGCGTTGCCCACTCGTTCCACTCCACTGTGCCGTCCTCCTCGGCGGTGTGGGCGGTGAGGATCGTCACCTCGCCATCCTCGGGTGAGCAGTTCTCGGGCGCCCCGTAGAGTCGCGCCGGTTGGTAGTAGCCCGCGAACGTCAGGTCCACGTTCACCTCGCGGCCGTTGGGCAGCTCGACCGTGAGGCTGTGGCGAAACTCGGGTGATGGTCTAGGCATTGCGGTCCTCCTAGTCGTCGTCAATCCAAAGCCCAGCCGCCCGCTGGTCCGCTTCCCACTGTTCGCGCTTGGCCCAATAGATGTCAAGGCAATGCTTGCACCGGCAATTCGGGCAATACTCGGGTGACTCGACGGCGTCGTCTGCCTCGATTGCCGCCTTAGCCTCGTCGAATAGGAAGGGCGCCACAAAGGCAAATGGTCCATCTCCCTCGCGCAGCCAGCGCGCTTTGGCGATTGCTTCCGCTACGGCGCGGAGGCGCTGGTCTCTGTTGTGACCCAGTTTACTCGGCATTGTGGTCCTTTCTGCGCGGGTCTGCGGCGATCCGCTCGCTCTTTGGCGTGTCGGCTAGCACGCGCACGCATCCGAACGCGGTGACTTGTGGCCCACGCGCAGGCCAGCGAAACCAGGCGTAGTCAGTCGAGTCGGTTCCGCGTTTGCCCTTCTTGTTGAGGCCAAAGCTCGGCCGATTGGGCAACACCATGATGTCCGGCACGCCGCGGGTCTGCGGCGATCCGCTCGCTCTTTGGCGTGTCGGCTAGCACGCGCACGCATCCGAACGCGGTGACTTGTGGCCCACGCGCAGGCCAGCGAAACCAGGCGTAGTCAGTCGAGTCGGTTCCGCGTTTGCCCTTCTTGTTGAGGCCAAAGCTCGGCCGATTGGGCAACACCATGATGTCCGGCACGCCGATGTCTCGCCACAATGGTAGTCTCTCGTGACTTGCCAGAAACGCCAGTCGCAGCAGGAACACCAGCTCGGCGTTCGGGTACAGTGCCCGCGATTTGCGAATGAACTCCTCGGCCAAGCAGTACGGCGGATTGGTGATGACGGCTTTCACGGTCGGCCCAGGTGTCGCCACAGTGAGGAAGTCGCACTGCCGGTGCATCTCGGCCACCGTCTGCACTTCGCGAACGTCGTAACTAATCCAGTGCCATTGAGCCCCGCGAATCTCGCGAATGATTGCGCCGTCGCCGCACGCCGGCTCGACGAGAACGCCGACCGGCGGCTGCCAGATGTCGAGAAGGCGCCGCACACACCAGCCCGGTGTAGGGAAGTTGTCTAGCTCACCCGTTCGCTTCGCTCCTCGTGTTCTGCTCATCTGGTCGTCCTTTCGTCCGCCCCGCTCGCGCGTGTCATCGGGCGCGCTCCTTCGTAAACACTAAAACACTAGCCAATGCGTTTTCGCCGTGGCCCCGCGCGGCATTGGGTACCTCGACCAACTTCCCTGATTCATTCGCTCGATAGAATGTGTTGGCCTTGATGCCGTCCTCACCAACGTAGCCGACGGCGAGACGATAGCGCTCCTTGTTTACGTCCCACCAGCGACAGACGATGATTCCGATCTCACCCGTTTTGGCGGTCCCGCCGTAGCCTGCCGTGGCGGTCCCGCTGTCGCCTGCCGTGGCGGTCCCGCTGTCGCCTGCCGTGGCGGTCCCGCCGTAGCCTGCCGTGGCGGTCCCGCCGTAGCCTGCCGTGGCGGTCCCGCTGTCGCCTGCCGTGGCGGTCCCGCTGTCGCCTGCCGTGGCGGTCCCGCCGTAGCCTGCCGTGGCGGTCCCGCTGTAGCCTGCCGTGGCGGTCCCGCTGGCGATCGCTCGCCCGGCTCCGCCGTGCTCGCTGAGCCACTTCGGCGCAGTCTCACGTGTGCCACAGTAAACGACGACGCCGGACGGGAATTTGATCTTTCCGTCGAGATCAATGGCTGTCGTCGGATCAATCTCGACGATGAGCCAAACGGCATCAACATCCCAATTGAGCAGATTACCCGCACCCTCCCCCCACAACAGGCCGTGCAGTCCGTGGCCGCATTCCTTCGTCGGTTGCCAATCGTCGCATTTCACCAGGCCAGACTTCGGCCACCTGAAGCCGTTGGCGTATTCCGAATTGCTCGACATATCGGCCTTGCACGTGCGCAGGACAAGCGCCTTGCCGGGTGGCAGGATGTAGTCAGCGACGGGATTCGTCTTACGCGCGGTCTTCCTGGGGGTCTTCTGCGTTGGCATTGGTCGTCCTTTCGGTGGGTATCGTGTCCTCTCAGTGGGCCGCCCAGGACTTGCACCTGGGTGCGATTCTCCTCGGCCCGTGTGGAGCGCGCAGAGCCGCCACGGTTGCGCGCCTCGTGTGAGTTGGTTAGCCGGCAGAGCCAGGTTCCGGCTTGCCCTTGTCGCCGAGCTTCATGCGGCGACCCTCTTCGGCCTGCGTCGGTGCGGGCGCTTGTACCGGGTCCGGGAATGCCTGCTCGACCGTTGAGCCGCCATCCTTGATGGCCGTACCAAGCCCGATCAAGAGCGCCAGTTCGTCGATGCCGATGTCAGCCTCGGACGCCACGCCGATGGCCGGGCAGATGTTCGCGCGCTTGGCCCCGAGCTTGACCAGCTTGTCCAGCACCTCGCCCCGCCGCTTCTCCAGGTCGGCCGCTGTCCCGGTGGCGACTGCGCGAATGCGGGCGAAGATCGGATCGCGGTATGCCTTGGGCACCACGGAGAAGATGGCGTTGCGCCGGGCGATGCTCGATGCCGCCATGGCCGTCACCGTCACCATGTCTTCGCTGAAGCGTTGACCATTGCGGGTCGTGATGTTTCGCCGCACTTCCGCCGTCACCCGCAGATTCTTTTCGAGATCCCACGCCCCGCCCTGGACCACGATGGCGCCTTCTTCCTCGCCAACGATGCGGGATGCGACGTGCATGTTGCCCCAGGTGGACGCGATGATCTCGGCCAGCCGGATCGACTGACCAACGATGGGCTTCGGCACGCCGTTCTTGTCCTTGCGGGGCAGCGTGTAGATGCACGCCTCGGCCACCTCCTTGGTCAGCGTCGCGAGGGTCAGCACCTCGTCGCTCCACTGCTTGATCCCGCGCCGGGCGGTGAACCGTGGATACTTGTGGGCGGCGTCCAGTTGGCACTCCACCTCAGATCGCGCGATCGCGCCTGCCGAGGTGATGTTGACGATCTGATCGATCTCGCCCGTCGAAGGGTCGAAGGTCTGCAATTCGTTGTTCTCGTTGTCCATGGGAATCTCCTTTTATAGATGCTGCCACCTATTCGTATTCCATCCGTAGATTGTGCCAATCGGGATGGACATTCTTTCTGCAATTTCTCGAAAGCCATTGCCCCGCGCACGCAACTGTCTAGCTACGCGCACGAGCTGCCTAGTATATTTGTTATTGTGATGTTTCTCCCCCCAGGGAAGGCGGCCTTTCCTGCCAGCATCTTTATTGTTGTCGTTCTGTGTACCTAGGAATAGATGCTCGACATTTACACAGGAGGGTACGTCGCACTTATGAAGTACGTGTATGTTCTCTGGGATTGAACCAAACCGCAATATCCACGCCGCCCGCTGCGCATTCATGATCACTCCAGGAGAATAGCCAAAACTTCCGTATCCATCTGGGTGATGTGCAGCTGTCCACAATAGACAGAAGGTTTTCAAAACTGGATGGCGGGAAGGGGCACGCCGCACCTTTGCCCAGAATCTCTCAGCTATGGAACGCCTTGTAAGCAGCTTGCGCTTACTGGCCCATTTGTAGCAATGCCGGCAGAGTCCCCGAGCAAGAACGGGGCGATGACATCCGAGAGAACACTCTGGTCTTGCCTTACGAATGCAACTATGAGAATCTTTCATGGTCAGCCTCCAACTGACACCCTAACGCCGTTGTCTCGCGAAAGCAAGCAGCGGCGTTTGGCTTTTCATCGGCGACGTTCATCGACTAGCTTGGCTCCCGGCTCGCGCGAAACCGCGCCGGCCGCTTCCAGCTCTGCGAATACCTCCCGGATCGCGCCCGCGCCTTTGCCCTTCGGAGCCTTCGCCTTGATGGCGTCCTCCAGCCTGCCCACCCCGATCTCGACGACGCCCGCCATCTCCTGGTCGGTGAGCCGCGCGCTCAGGATGGGCCACGCGGCCAACGGTGCGATCTCGCGGTTGCCCTTCGTCGGGACCATGTGGATCACACCGCCCTCGCCGTCGTCGACTTCGACGCGGTGGCTGATTTCCACGCGGGCGTTTCGTTCGGCCGCTTCGAGGAATCGTTGGAGCATCTTGATCTTGCGGAAGTGCCCGCACAGTTCCGGGCCGGTGCAGGTCGATAGCTCGAACGTCTTGCCGTCCGCGAACATTGCCACATCTTGCCGGACCAGCGCCGTCACGGCCGGGCAAGAAGTCCGGCGCGGGCAGAATGTGCAGTGAGGGCCGGCGTGGTATTTGCCGCTCCAGTTCACCACCTCGTCCTGGAGCTGCTGATACCAGGCATCGGCACGGGCGCGGTCCACGGTGTAGGACTCCAGTTCGCGCTCACGGAGCCAGGCGAAGTGAACGGTAGCCGAAGTCAACTCGCCCGTGTCCTGCATTGCGAGCCACGCATACCCGAAGCCCTGGTGGTGATAGTCGTGGTCCTTGCGCCCGGATTTCCAGTCCAAAATGATTCCGCTTGTCTCCACCTGTGTGGCGGCGTCCATGTGGCCGGATAAGTATCCGTCGTGTAGGGCTAGTTCCTGGACAGCATACGGCATCCACTTCTGAATCTCGCCCCACATCTTGACGCCGGCCCAGAATAGCGGCGTCACCTCGCCGCGATTGCACGCCGGGTGCTCGGCCAGCATCAACTCGTGCGCGGCCTCGGGCTCCATCCCGCGCACAAGGGACGCAAGCCCGGCGTGTACGGCGGTCCCGTCGGCGCTCGCGTCGTGGGTCATGTCGACTAGCGGGCCGTCGCCGTGGATTGAGCCAGGGCAAGTGAAGGCTAGTGGCAGCGAACTACAGCGGATCGTCTTGAGTTCCATGGTCAGTCTCCCTTGCCGTCGATGAATGCCACCAGAGCGCGCAGCCATGTGGCCGTTGCGCTGTTCTTTGGGATGCGTCTGGCGAGGTACTGTGCTTGCTTTTCGGCACCCCACGGCCCGCTCTCGGTGCTCGACATTTCGGCCACTGCGGCGTCCAGCATCTCGGCCTGCTCCTCGTCGTCGCTAGAGCCGAACATTGCGCCCCACTCGATAGGTTCGGCCTTCACGTCGAGTGAAACCGTGCGCCTGAGAACACCCTTCTCCATGGCTCAGTCTCCCTTTGCATCTGCGACGGCGACCCGTTCGGCCGCGTCTTCGGCCTCGTCGCTGGCCAGGCAAATGTCGATGACGGGCACGTCCTCGTGGCGTACCTGGAACAGCCGGTAGCCCGAACCGGGGAATGCATTATGATAGTTGCTAAGCGACTTGCGCGCGTTGTCCAGGCCACTGATCAGCAGAGTCGCACCTTCGGCCATTTCGCGCGCATCCGCCTCGGAAGTTGCGACCACGTAGGATGTCCAGATCATGTCTCGGTCTCCTTGTCCTTCCCGCGCTTGCGCCGGTCCAGTTCGACCTGTTCCCGCGCGAAGCGCGATAGGTTGCCGAATATCTGGCGCGCTAGCGGGGCTTCCAGTGTGTTGACTCGCGGGAATCCCATCTTGTGCGCCATGAAGTAGATGGCCGCTCGGTCGATGCGGTTGCGCTCGGCCGGCGTCACGGCGCGCCTCCTGCCAGCTTGCCGAGGCTCGCGCGCTCGACGAACAGCGTCCTGCGCTTGCCGGCGTTCACTTCGCAGCGGGCGACGTATCCCTTGTTGATCCAGTAGTAGACCGTCGCGCGATGACGGCGGCACAGCTTCGCGGCGGCCGATACCGTGATCCAGCCCTTGCGGGCCATCTCGGCGAGGTACTGTTTGTTGAGCTTCCCCATGACTACTTCTTCACGATGATTCCGGCGTCCGTGCGAATCCAGCCATCGGGCAGCGTGGCGCCTTTGTGGATCTTCGCGCCGTCCAGGGTCGCGCCGTCCAGGTTCGCGCCGTCCAGGGTCGCGTGGGACAGGGTCGCTCCGTCCAGGTTCGCGCCGTCCAGGTTCGCGTGGGACAGGTTCGCGTGGGACAGGGTCGCGTGGGACAGGTTCGCGCCGTCCAGGTTCGCGTGGGACAGGGTCGCGCCGTCCAGGTTCGCGCCGTCCAGGGTCGCGTGGGACAGGTTCGCGCCGTCCAGGTTCGCGCCGTACAGGTTCGCGTGGGACAGGGTCGCGTGGGACAGGGTCGCGTGGGACAGGTTCGCGCGGGACAGGGTCGCGCGGGACAGGTTCGCGCCGTCAACAGAAGCGATGATCCTACCTTTCACGAATCCAGCTCCAGCATACTTCCCGGCGAAGATCCAGCACCCGCCAAGAAGCGCCGCACGCCTGTCTCGCACGATCATGCGGGCTACGATTCCCTCTGCTCGCTCGCGCTCTGCCGCGAGGTCAAACCATGGCGGACTCTCTCGCTCGTCTACGGTAAACATCCACTTCTTCAGGTCCAGCAGATCAGCCTTGTTCTCTGGAGGCGTGAACTCCCACCGCGCGAGATTGGCCTGCAAATATGCCTGTTCGTCGTCGCGCACGTTACGAGACGCGATCAGGATGTGATGCTCGTCGGTGTGTTCGGGGTCGCAGATCAAATCGCCCAACGTGCGACCGTCGGTCGGCTTCAGCGAAACGCCAGAGAGGAAATTACACATGCGGGATGACCTCCACGAATGACCTTAGACAATTTCGACAATTTCGTCAACAAAAACTTTCGCGATTCCTTGCCAGACCGCCCGCTGCTGCGTCTCGGCCGCGCTACGGGATCCCGGCGGGTCTGGCGGACTACCGCTCTCCATTGGTCAGCCTCTCCAGGATGCGGATTGTCCCGCGTGCCACCACTCGCCCATGCTGCCGCGAATCTTCCCGCAAGTTCCTCGTCGGTGAACGTCACAGCATCACCAGCATTTCCGCCAGCAGCGCGGCGAGCAGCAGCGCGCCGAGAAGCGTTCGCGGGAAAGTGTCGGCCCAGGGGCGGGTCATGTGGCCCTCACCAGCGTCTTGCCCAGGGTCTCACCGCGGGCTCGCAGGTCTTCGCGTTCTGCCTCGGAAAGCAAGTAGTAGGGCGTCTTGGGCACCATACCCTGCACCGCAAGCTCGAACAAATACCAGGCGGCGCCGATTCTCTCGCGTCGCTCGTAGTTGTCGCGGGCCTCGCGGGCGGCCTTGGTCGATGCTTTGCTCATAGCCATCCCTTCTGTGTTGCGAGCCATTCGGAAATGACGAGTTTGCCCTCTTCGCCCTTCTCGCTGTCCTCCCAGATTTCGGAGTCGTCGTCGATCTGACTGTTGGGGATCCAAACTTCCTCGCCGTCTTCGTCCTCGACGAGAATCGCCTTCGCGCTCTTGGCCTTCAGGGTGACGTGGATGTCGAAGCTCATGGCGCGAAGCCTTCCCCGCCGCAGTCCTTGCAGCGAACCTTGATTGCCTCGATGCCGTCGCCCTCGTCTGGTGTTCCGCTGTACCACCGCATGAGGTGTCCCATGTGCCAGACCGGATCCTCGCTGCCCTTCAAGGCGTTGATAGCTTCCTCGAATGTCGGGATGGGGATGTGCTTCCCGCAGTTACCACAACAGCCACGACAGGGGGCGCTCCTGGCAGGCATTACGCGAAGCCCTCTCCCTTGCGAACGAGCACCCACACCTTGTCCCACTGGCGCTGATACTCGGCTTCGTACAGCGGCGCATAGAAGAAGATGCGCCAGTCATGATCCGGGTCAGCCTTGGCCAACTCCTCGACGTGCGCGACCGTCGGGTATTCGCTCTCGTCCATCGCGTGATCTTCCGACCACAGCGTCTCACCGTCGCGACTGTATCCAGCGCTGCCAAAGCCGACGGCTATCACGCGGTCCATCTCCAGGTCACTATGCGCGCCACAACCACAGTTGCGGCAGGCGACGGCGCCCGCATTGACGGGTGGCAGTTTCTCCCAACTCATTGCTTGTACGGCCGGAGGGGTCGTTGACGACTCTGCTCCTCTCGCGCGCCACATCGCCTCGACGAAAGCGCGGGACAGTCCGGTCGGCTGCGGGACGACGCGCGAGCCGACCTGGAGCGCGTCTGCCACGCAGGCCTCGAGTGCATCGCCGGGCTGGGGGGCGCGTTCGGTGGCGCGGATTCGGTCGGCTATCCAGGTGTGATCCATGGTGTGATCCTCCTCACTCAGCCGGCCACGGTCGACCGGCTCCGCGAGAGGGACTACGCGGTAGCTGCCTCATCCTCGATCATCTGCGCGACTGCTTGTGTCAGAGCGGTCTGCACGATCTCCGCGTCACCATCCTCGATCTCGATTTCTGCGACATCCTCGCGGCCGATCATGCTGCTACGCGCTCCGTCTAGCAGGTCGAGCGCAGTCTCGATCGAGGTGTCTCGTCCGCCAGCACGCGCGTAGTCATATGCGATAGTGCTGAGTTCGCTTCGGGTCAGTGTGCGGGTCTGCGTCATGGTCATCTGGGCCTCCTGCGTTGCGTTTGTCGTTGCCATCTTGACCTAGGGTATTGCAAAATCGCGTCCAAGCACTGTCGCGTCAAAGGCACTAATAGTTTTGAATAGATAGCGGCGTTGCGCGTTGTGTGATGACAAATTAGGACGCTAGAAAGTTGCGAATGGTGACAAATAGTGGCTATCCTATCCCGTTGGATTGCTCACTGGCGGCGTATTCGGCCGCTAGGACAAGGTGGCCGCTCCGATGCTTCTGCCCGAAATCCTGTCTATTCGCGCGGTTGTTTCCCAGAAATAGATGATCGGGGTTGACACACTGCTTGACGTCGCATTTGTGCAAGACCCATCGTCGATGCGGGATAGGACCGCGATGGATCAGCCAGGACGCCCTGCACGCCGTCGAGGCCTTTGTCCCAGCGAGCTGGAATAGCCCATAGTCATCGTCCCTCGCTCCTTGCCACAACCAACAGGAAGTTCCTAGACACGGATGAGGCAGGATGGCGACGCGCACGTGTGCTAGGAATGCATGCACAATGACCAGCCAACCGTCACGCGGAGGCCCCCAATTTTTGGCGACGGCCGTGGATGGTGCCAATTCTTTCTGGGAAACAAAGCGGCCCTTCACCTGGCTTCTCCTCTCGTGCGTTGATGGATTCGTGCAGATTCCATGGCCGCCATGCGGATATACGTACCGGGCTTCACGTTCTTGGCGCGGGCTTCGTCTTCGATGAGAGTGGCTTCCTCCGGTCGGAAACGGACGCCCCATAGTCGCGTGAAACCCTCTTCTTTTGTGGGAACGGTTTTCTTGCTCATGTTCTATCGGTAGCATAGCGAAAGTCGAAAGGCAACTAAAAAACAACTTGACTCTTTCATCTCGCACGCGCACGATGCCTTTGGAGGTAGCCGATGACCGACTGGACCGAATGGCAGAAGCGCAACTTCATTGCGAATATAGGTGCGTAACTCATTTCCCTATCATGCGAAGATAATTGCGCAGTTATGCCGTCCGGGGACCGCCGATGCCGGCTTGCTCGCGGGCCTTGGCGGCTTCTTCCCGCAGGCCGTGGGCTTCCATCTTGTATTCCAGGGCACGCCTGGTCAGGCCAAGCGCCGTAGCCGTCTCACCGACGTGGCCACGGTGTTTTCCAAGGTATTCGGCTATCACCTCGCGTTCACGCTTGCGCAGCTCTACGGCGAGCACGTCGGAGCGTTCGGCGAGTATGCACTTCACAACACTGGGGGAAAATCAGCCCTCATACCTAGCTGACGGTCAGCGTTACTTCTTCTGACCCTCCTGGTCCTTCGGCTTGTCCTCCAGGGCCTCCGGTTTGCGCGGCGTTTCCGGTGCTCCCATGACTCGCCCCATGATGCGGTCAAACTCCTTGGCCGGCATCCGCATCTCCTGGTCCTGTTCCTTCTTGCCCTTGGACTTCCCTGGCTTCACCTGTACACATCCTTTCGGTCGTCAACGTCTCGAATGACAATGATCGTATGTGGTTTTGTTCTGACTTCGTAGAGAATGCGATAATCACCTGAACGCTGGCGGTAAAGCGGTACTCCGTCTTCTCCTTCCATGCCAGACAATTTCTTTGTCCCAGGAGGATGAGAATCTATTATTAAGGCCCGCGCTTTCTTTATGATCTGCGCTCTCTGTTTGCCGGGAATCTCGGCTAATCGTTCCAGGGCTTCCGGATCCCACAAAAAACCGACTAAAGGCATCGTCGTAGCCTATTCCAGCTCCGCCAGCCTTTTCTCTAACATATCTCCACCAATGAGCCTTCCGGGATTCTCCTTCTCCTGTAACCGTCGTTTGCGTGCTATCTGTTCGTCAATTGCATCCTCTGCATGTTCTAGTGCAAGGTGTTCCACCTGTGCCGCTCGTTCCATGTAAACGCGCACACACTCAATCAACTCCTTGCCGACAGGTAACGGGAAGCCAGATATGCGATCCGGAGTCGCCTTCCTGCCGTAGCTAAACCTCCATGCCTCTGACCGAATGACTGCGGCTGCAACATAGAGAAGCTCGTGCGGCACGTCCTTTTTGGGTAGCATGATCAAACAGTCATCCGTAACCCCACACGGCAATTCTTGAACATGAGCCACCGCAATGCTTCCGGTGCTAGGAACGGTGACAAACGGAGGCTCAATCAAGGTTTCGAGATCAAAGAAACCGTAGCAACCATTGTCCACGCCGCTTGACGAGATCACGAGGGATGTGCCCAATAGCAACTTCTCCTTGTTGTGAAGGCTTTTCTGCCCGTAGAAAATATCGAAGTAGCCGCCGATCGTTTTGCTAGTGGGCGCGCTAGGGATGGGCGACTTCTTCATCGCACGGTACGAACTGGCCTCACGTCTGAGATTAACGATCTCGGCAGCGTGTAAGGTCGTGAACGCGGTGCGGTTGCGGATGAGTGCGAGAACTCCCGCAGTCACTTCCGCTTCACTCAAAGGCCGCGCAGGGATATAGGCGCCCGGCGCGAAACTCCGATCTCGATCAAGCACTGAAAGTCCGCTAATGCCAGGGATTGTCTTTTTGTTACGATAGGCATCAAGTATAGTTGGCAATTCGTCTCCCTCACGTGGAATGCGCACACCCTTCTTCAATTTGAATCCGTCGTTCTCCACCCTGGCAAAAAAGACACGTCGATCATTGGGGTGCGGTATGCCCTTTTCCAAGATTAGGATGGCCGTGGTGGCAGCCGCAAACGGTTGAAAGAGTTCATCCGGCAAGGTGATCACTCCGCTAAGTGTATGCTTTTGCAGGATCTCGTCGCGCCACTGCTGCTTCTCACGCTTGACCAAGAGGGACTGCGGAACGATTGCCACGAATAGGCCACGGGTTCGCAGTCCTTCCAGTGCCCTTGCAATGAACTCCTCCGGAGGTCTGTCGGTCGACTCGTGAGGAAATGGAGGGTTCATCAAGACGATATTGGCTTGACCAACCTCGAACTTCTTCGACGTGAAACAACTAACCGGATGTACCCGCGTGGAGCCGTCCCCACGCAGTACCATATTGGCAATGCAGAGAGCCGCCGTGGTGGGCTCAACTTCAAAGCCTACCAAGTGCTTCTTCACAATTTCGATCATCTGCACCCGTGACAACTTGCCACGTCGCTGCACGCGGTTCATGGCAGCGATCAGAAAGCCCCCTGTCCCACACGCCGGGTCAAGCACATCGTCATCGCGCTGCACGTCCGCGATTTCCGCCATGAAAGCGGTCATGTGCCTTGGAGTGAAAATCTGTCCTATTGTGTTACCTCCGACGTAAGTGAAGAAAGTCTCGTACAGTTGGCCCAGGTAGTCCGTTTCTGCGCTCAGGACAGTTACGCCAAGTCGCTCCAAGATGGAAACGATGCGCACCGCCCTCTTGGCCAGATCCTTGTTCGCGATGGGCACCCGTAGGCTGTCCGCGATGCTGGCTTTCTCGGCTGTCCAAAATGCCCTGGAAGACGCTTCGTTGATGTCCCCAAGGATGTACTCCGGATCGCGCCGAATTTGGCCTTTTGATTTCCACAGTGCCAGCATAATTGATCCAACGATCGCCGGGCGCTGGGCATCGGTGATATTGGCCTCACGTAGCAGGCGGTTGATCTCGTCGGCACGGGTGGCGAGTACCGCTGCCGGAGGAACGGACGGGCGCAATTCGGCTAGTGTGTTGGGTGCCCGCAAGTGTTCCAGGTCGGTGCGGTTGGGAATCCAACTGATAGGGTTGCCGTCATAGGTGACGGTGATCCATTTGTTTTTGGACCACTTGAACACCTGCAACACAAATGACGTCTCGGTGGTTCCGGCAAGCGCGATTGCGATGGGAGTGTATCCGGCCTCCACGCACCACGTACCGTACTTGTTTGTTACCTCGTCGATGGCTTTGGGAAGATCCTTGGCGGAACCCTTGGCCTCCACCACGGCCAGTGGTTGCAGATTCTCGTCAACAAGCAAAGCCTCGGGCATTCCGTCGCCACCGCCGGACGACTTGCTCTTGCCTTTGAAGATGTCCAGTAGGTGAGGGTGGTCCCTGTATTCCCCCTGGCGCAGTAGTTCACCCTTCGGGGGATGTTCTACATTCCAGCCCTGAGACGTGAGCAACTCAGTCAATAGGTGCTCGGCTCGCACCTCTGCTATGCGCGCTGGCTTTGCCATCTATCCGACCTTCCGCTTCGGGGAGCGAGCAAAGAGCCGCTTCCCTTCCATGCGCCGGATGCCGACCACGGTGCGCTCACCATCGGTCATCTTGCGCGTGTTGTACTTGTGATCGATCTCGGCCATGTAGAGGCCCGTGCGCCGACGGCTGATGTTGTGGTGGGTGCCATCGATGCTGCGCTTGGCGTTTCCGAAGAAGCCCTCGACCGTGTTGGTGGTCGCCAGGCGGTCGGTGTCCTTGTCCTTGCGGGCGTACTCTTCTTTGCTGTGGTTCACGGTGTCGTGGGATGCGAAGTGAGTTCCGACCTGGGTGTAAAGGGGTGACTCGTCCGTGTTCAGATGGGCCGTCTCGGCAACGTGCTCTTTCAGGAGGGTCGTGATCGCCTTGCCCGTCACGGTGTCGGAGCCGATCACGCGCGAGCGCACGTTCCCATCACGCTCGACGAGCGAGACGACTGCGGTCTTGTTCTTCACGTAGCCTCGTCCACGTCCGCGCATCTTACCACCCAGGTAAGTTTCATCAGCCTCAACCGTGCCAGCAAGTTTCTGCGTCGGGAAGAACTCGGCGAGAGCGAACCGGATGCGGTGGCAGAGGAAAAGCGCGGTGTGGTAGGAGCCGATCTCAAGCTGGCGCATGAGCTGCAACGCCGAGACTTGGGTCTTGCTGGCACACATCATGTAGAAGGCGATCAGCCACTTGTTCAACGGGATGTGTGAATCCTCCATCACGGTTCCGACGGTCACGGTGAAGGTGTCGCGGCAGTCGCCACACTTACGGAGGCCCGGCCGGACCTTGGAGCCAGCGTCGGGAGTGAGGGCGTAGATGCGTGCCTGGTCAGCGTTTCCACAGTGCGGGCAGGTCGGGCCTTCGGGCCAGCGGATGCTCTCGAAGTAGTCACGCGCTGCCTCTTCCGTAGAAAAGCGCGTCATCACCGACATCAGCGTCAGGTCGCTGCCGTCTGTGTTCTTCGTCGTCATGCCTCAAGACTACGCCTCGCAACTGGTGTTGTCAAGTGCATAATCGCCATTGCAAGGGATGGGCCGAATAGGGACAGAACTTAGGAATCAGAAGTTCTTTCTTGACACCCGCGCAGCGCGTCTTCAAAATGTCCTAATGCCGCAGACGGAAAAAGAACATCTGGTGGCTTCACTTCAGGCTTGCGAGGATAGGCTTTCAGCAAGGCTGGCCGGTATCGAGGGGCGACTGACCAATATAGAAGCTCGTCTCAGTAATCTTGATGCCACCGCCAACGCCATCTCTACAAAAGTGAACACGATCGCCACGACGCTGCTCGCCCCGCCGGAAGTTCATGCTCTTGGATCTGATGGGTGTTCGCCCGCTCCGAGAGCGCCGATGGCAATGGCTGCCAGCCCCAAGCGCTAACGACGCTGTGGCACGGGACGGACGGGGCAGAGCCCCGGTCCGACGCTGAGACGCCGGACCAGGGATGCCTTCAACTTTTTTCGCACGCATTCGCACGCACAACTCCCTCTCAGCGGCCCTACTTGCCGTCATAAGGGGCTTGCGATCTTGTTCGCTAGAAGGTATCCTGTCGGTGTTGGTTTCGACGGATACCTTCTAGGACCGGGAGATCGACAAGCCGGGTTGTCCCGGCCAGCGCTCATCGGATGTCTTCAGCACCCGGTGGGCGCTTCGAGTATGTAGGTCAATTACCGGCGGGATGTCCTCCCTTCCCGCTTCCGATCTTCCATGCACCGGCGTCACCCCCCGTGATCCACTTTCCCTTCTTCAATGCCCAGATGGTGCTGCGGAGCTTGTTGAACGTCAGTTGATCGCGCGCTCCAAAAATGCCATCAGCCAGTTCCTGATATCCGGCATGGGGATGCTTTTGCAAATACAGAAAGACCTTCTTTTGTGACTGCCCGCTCGGGGCAACGTCAGGCTCCCCATCCCTGGTAGAAGTGGTTTCCGATGTCGGAACGGTTTCCGGCTTCGCAATGGGCTCGGGGAACATGTCTAACGTTCCGTCGGAGTCCAGCATGGAGCGAAGCTGAGAAATTCTGGCATCAAGACGAGACGTCACGCGCTTTCGTTCGGCTTCCAAACGGGCAAGCGCTTCCCGAATGGTTTCGTCGATGACGTGATCGGTTCCGGCGGTTTGCGTACTCATGGCGTTGATGCTGTTCCTACGATACCCGTTAGGGTCTGTCAAGGTCCGTTAGGGTACATCCGTGACGAATTGCATGACGCGCAAAACACCCGTGATGCCTACATCATGCATCCATGATGTCAGCCTGTATTGCGCGGCGTGCGCGAGTGTCCCAGTTTGAGCATCACGGCGCGTTGGAGTGTCCTAGTTAGGACAGTACCCGGGCCACGCCCTGCTTGACTCCGCTCTCGGCATCGTGTATCAATATACTATGCTCGCCGTCAACGCTAATCCGTCTCAGCCGCCTACGCGCGCACTCCGCGTGCGATTCCCGGCGTGCGCCGACGATGCGGACTACGAGCTACTCGTCGAGGAGCGGCCCGGTGGTCAGACCCGCAGTCCCAGCCCGGCCAGCGTCTCCCGCGCGTCCTCTGGCGTGCGCCACACGTAGACCGGTGGCCCGTGCCAGAGCCCAACTCTGGGACGTGCCGGCATTGTCGCCCGGGACGTTTGCCCTGTCAAGAACGCCGTGCTCGTTCGACCGCAGCGACCACTCGACGTGACCACGCCGTCTCTTGGCAGGGCCAGACGCCCGAGTAAAACGCGACGGCTTCGCGTGCATTCCCGTGACAGAGCCGCAAGCCGCGATGAAGATGCTCGGCTGCCAGTCGCAGGTTGAGGCGCGATCGGCGCAGTTGCCGCCTGGTGTGACCTTGGGCTGCGCTGCCACCGGGAAGAATCTGCCCGTAGCCGATGGCCCCAAGCCGCGAGACGCGCCGGTTGTCGCAAGTGCTCTCCGCTCCGATGTTGGCCGCGAACAGCGCCACCGGGACGTGGGCTGCCCGTGCTGCATGCGTGAGTTGTCCTGGCAGTGCCGATGGCCAGTGCAGGCAGAACGCGGACAGCACGATGGCCAGCTTCACAGGGCCGGTTCTTCCTGCTGCTCGACCCGTCGGCGGATTTCCTCGTAGCGCGCCTCAGCCGCGGTCAGCAGTTCGCGCTTTTCCGCAAGCTCAGCCTCCAGGCGCGCGATGGCCCGACGGTAATAGTTGCGCCCGCTCAGGGCCGTGGCCTCGGCTGAGTGCAGTTGCTCCAGGTGGACGCCTCGGAGACGCGCGGGATATTGGATTGCTTCGACGGCTTGAACGGATGATGGCATGGCTTGCGCTTTACCACCGACTGCGGCGCGCGGTCAACTCATCGGCACCGGCCCGGCTGGCGCGCTGGCAGCCTCCTCAAACATCTGCGCCCGCCAAGCATTCCTCTCGGCGCTGCACTCCCCGTGACTCTCGATCGCAGCCGTCGCCCAATCGGGCGGGTCAGAGTTGCACGCCGCGAGCATCGACGGGAATCCCGCGAGGCCCCTGGTGCTGCTTTCGTCGCCGTACTGCCACGCCATATCGACGAGTGCCCGGCGCGCGGGCAACGGGAAGTCATCGAAGCCGGGACACAGCCGATACAGGCACGGCATGAACTCAGTCTCGAGCCGTTGCGCCACCATGGCGGTCACGGCGTCCATGGTCAGCCGCAAGTCGCTGAAGCTCTGGTAGTACAGCGCCGATGGCTTCGCGGGCCCAAACGCATTGTGAACGCGCAACCAGGCTGCGCGTGGGTCATCCTTGCCAGTCGCCCAGGGCAGCGCCGCCGCTGCATCGGCGTTGAAGACGCGACAGCCGATCCCAATGGTGACGTACCCGAGCCGGTCGCAGTAGAGCCACGTGGTCGCGTACTCGTGGGCTTGCAGGTCGGCAAAGTAGTCGGAGATGTTGAGGGTCATCAAATACTCCCCGGCGTGGATACTGCCTGCTTTAGCTGGCAGAGGAAACGCCGTCCGGTTGCTACGATGGTTGACTTTACACGCGCACAGCGTATTCTGCAAGTGTGCCGTTGAGAGGATTCAAGTACCGGTTCTACCCGACCGCCGAGCAAGAGGTCTTGCTTCGTCGGACCATCGGGTGTTGCCGTCTCGTCTACAACCGCGCCCTGCACGAGCGCAGTGAAGCGTGGACCTCGGGCAAAAAGTCCATCGGGTACGCGGCCCAGAGCACCGCGCTCACGGGCTGGAAGAAGGAGCCCGAGCTTGCCTTCCTGAACGAAGTGTCGAGCGTCCCCGTCCAGCAGACCTTGCGGCATCTGCAAACCGCCTACTCCAATTTCTTCGCCAAGCGTGCGAAGTACCCCAGCTTCAAGAAGAAGCGCGCGGGCGGCTCGGCCGAGTTCACCCGCAGCGGGTTCCGCTTCGCCGCTGGCAAGCTCACCTTGGCCAAGATGGAGGCGCCCCTCGACATCCGCTGGAGCCGCCCGTTGCCAGAGGGGGCGGAGCCGTCCAGTGCTTCGGTATCGCTGGACGCCGCCCAGCGCTGGCACGTGTCCCTGCTCTGCGAGGACAAGGCCGTCAAGCACCTGCCCAAGCTCAAGACCGCCGTTGGCATCGACCTGGGCATCAACGCCCTGGCCACGCTCTCCACGGGGGAGAAGATTCCCAACCTCAAGCACGACGCCCGAGAGTTGAAGCGCAAGCGGCGCCTCTCCCGTGCGCTCGCCCGCAAACAGAAAGGAAGCCGCAACAGGTACAAAGCTCGAATCAAGCTCGCTCGTCTCCATGCCAAGGTGGCAGACCGTCGCCGCGACCAAATGCAAAAGCTCTCGACAAGAATCGTTCGCGAGAACCAAGTGATCGTAGTCGAGGATTTGAACGTCGCTGGAATGGTCCGCAACCACTGCCTCGCCCGAGTAATCTCGGACGCTGCTTGGCGCATGCTCCTGACCGTCCTCGCGTACAAGTGCGCCTGGTACGGCCGGGAGTTGATCAAGGTCGACCGCTTCTATCCCAGCAGCAAGACATGCTCTGCTTGTGGCCACGTCGTCGAGCTCCTGCCTCTCGACGTGCGCAACTGGACTTGCCCAAGCTGCCAGGTACAGCACGACCGAGACGAGAATGCAGCAAAGAATATCCTTGCGTCGGGACTCGACGTAGCCCGAAAGGGTGAAGTCTGCGGATCTGGTGTTAGCCATCGTGTTCTTCGGGATGCGGTGCAGTCAGAGTTGAAGCAGAAAAGCTCGGTTGTGAAGCCGGGAATCCGCCTCCTTTAGGGGGCGGAGGATGTCAAGGTTCAGCCGTTCCCCAGCGCAAAGTTCGGTTCCTCGCGCCGGCCCATATGGTCAGTCGCGTGGCGCGGACCCGTGCATGTGCAGGGATTACTGAGCCCGCACCATCGGCACCGCCCGAGGTCCGGCACCTGGACGGCTTCCTTCTTCCACGTCTTGCCGGTCGCACCCGGCGATTTGACTTCCTTTCGGGGTAAGCCAGCCAGCCTTCTGTGCGACGCTACCGCTTCCCGGCTGATTCCCATGCGAGCCGCTATCTCCGGGATTGAGAGTCCCTGTTTGTCCAGCTCGACCACGAGCTTGCGTTTCCGCGGCCCGTACCTGAGTGGTCCTAACTTGCGCACCTTGCGCCAATAAGTGCGATGGACAAAGACCGTTGATTCTTTCAGCCCCAAGCGCTCTGAAATGGACTTGAGATCAAGCCCCGCGTCCAGAAGCGCGTGGATGGCGTCACGGTGAGAGGCGCGGCTCACTGGCGTTGCTCCATCTCGCGGACTCGCTTGTGGACTCGTCGCCAGTAGGCTGCGCGTTCGGCACGGCGGCATTCGGCGGGGTCGGGAAGTTCCAGCGGTGGTCCCTCGAACACCGCAGCGACGAGATACAGGCACACGATGGGCACTTCCGCCGGCTTCGCGGTTGCGAGGCGCTTGCGGATTTCTTTTTCGGTCACTCGTCGTCTCCCGTTCCCGGCAGGTCGCCCGTGCGCAGATACTTCTGCACCTGCGCCGCGAAGCCTTCGAGCAAGGTCTTCGCCGGCCAGCCGCCCTTAACGAAGATCGGCCCGAGTTTTTCCAAGCCATCGGCGACCCACTTGAGGGCCTGCTGTCGGCCTTCGCGCAGACCGGCTTCATGGGCGTTCAGGACTGGCGCAGTTGTATCCTGCGTTGGTTTCTTGCCTGGAGGAAAGATGCCGCCGTATCGGTAGGTCATGGTCATTTGCACAGCACGGCGCCGCACGCGACGGCCGATGGGATGTCTTTCGCGGCGGTGAGGTAGGGCAGGTTGACCGTCGTCATTCGGCCCGAAACCATCTGGCCGAGGATGGCGGCACAGTTCGGCGCGGTCCCGTCGGCGCACCCTAGAGAGGCGAGATTCGCGCACGCTGCCGCGTAGGGCGAGCCCGCGTCCACGGTCGGCGTCGGGATGGGCTGCGTTCCGGCACAGTTCGAGGCGGTGGTGTAGATGGGAAGCAGCCACGCCCAGAGCACAAATGCCGTCACTCGCTTCAAGCGGTTCTTGTCTTTGGTATCCATGGTCACACCTCCGAGACTGCGTAAACGATGAGTGCGTCGGCCGCCTGAATGATGCCGGGGCCGCCGAGCCAGAGACCGCCAGGGGCCGAGCCCCATGCGCGGCCCCAGTTGGTGGCTGTCCACGAGTTCACGCCGACGAATAGCGGTCCCGTCGTCAGGTCAAGCCCGACGAGGTAATTCCAGTGGTCGCAGCCCGCGCCAGCCGGCGGGTCTGGCAGTACGCCGCTCGAGTAGCCCTGGAATCGCGCATCAGCCGCATAGACCGAGATGCCCACGGCATATCCGGCCGCAAGCGCGTTGCTCACGTCGAGCAAACGCTGGTCGCCCGTGCTGGTGATGTCGAAACCGCCCACGACCTTGAACGAGCTGTCTTGCTCGAACTCGCGCGCCGTTGGCTCATCGTTGCAGTGCTGGTCCTCGTAGGCCGAAAGCGCCGCACTCGGGCCGATCTCGCCGCACTCGGCCGCGCTGGTCTGCATCCCCCAGTTGTGGATGACGGCCAGTACGTCGTCAGGATTCGCGCCCGAATCGGTGAGTGGATTCGTCGCCGGGTCAAGCCCGGCCGCCGCGCGCTCCATACAGCGGGTTGCGCGGTAGAGAGGCAGTGCCGCGAAGTAGCCCGGCACAGGATGACCAGCCTTCACGAGCGACGTGGAGGCGCCGTCCTTGGTGCCGTAGGAGTTGCAAGCGCCGATCTGGTCCTGGTTGCCCACAGGCGGCATCCACGGCGTCAGGTCGCTGGCTTGGAGCACCGACGACTGCGCCGCCTTCGGGTGCAGGTTCCACGACAGCTTGAGACGACCGGGACGCGGCGGGCGGTAGTCCTGCTTGGGGGCACAGTTGAGACGTTGGTAGTGGATCATGGTGTCACCAATTCCGCAAGTTCGCCTTGCTCGTCGAGGGTGAGTTTGGTCAGGTCAACGGACTGGAGACTGCGCACCTGGTGCAGCCCCTCACGGATGCAGTCTTCCTTCGTGCGGCCCTGAAACTTGTTGCCCTCGGCAATGAAGGCAGCGGCGAAGATGGCCCGACGAAATTCGAGGGATTGGGTCATGTTAGTGCTCTCCCACGATGTTGGTGTAGATGTCCTGGTCAGCCACGGAAAGCTGCGATTCGTCCTCCTCGGACAGCATCAGGTAGCGCATGGCCTCGCAGCCCGCACGCACACACTCGACGGGCGATGGCTGGCAATTCGCGACACCGCCGAAGTCCATGCGCTTGCGGTTGAACTCAGCCGCAAAAACTGCCGCCTTGCCGGTGGTCACGCTGACCTCCCCTTGAAGTAGGAAGCGGTATCGTCGTTCAACTTCCTTGCGTCTGCGATAAGGCGGCTGCACTCCTGCAAAAACGGTAAATCCGACAACGCAAGACCACCGTACATCACCACTGCGCCGAACAGGAAGCCTACGAGAAACAGGATCATGCTGTCCTCCCGTCGGTCGCGAAGAACGCCGCCGTCACGAGCGCGATGCAGACCAGGCAGCCGAAGAAGTCACGAAGGCGGGTCACTTGGACGCTCCCCGTTCCGCCTTGGCCGCCGCCTCGCGCATGTACGCGGGCGTGCCGCCGAAGGTCAACTGCCCCGCGAACGTCAGCATGCCCTGCCACGCGGTCGAACCGTCGCTGAACGTCGCGTGCTGGGCACCGATGCACAGCAGGCCGAAGTTCGTCACGGAGATTCCCGCACAGCCCTGATAGCTGCTCTGGTTGTTGGTACTGGCGCCGAGACCGCCATAGAGCCCCACGCCCACGGGGATGGAGCCGAGTTCGTGTTGCAGGACGAGACCAGCGAGAGCGACGCCGTTCGCAACGGAGCCGGTCTTCAGATTGACCTGCCACCCAGCCGCGCCTGCGGGGACCACACACCACTTGTTCGCCAAGTCAAAGCAGCCGATGGCCTGCGGGCTCGGGGTCTGCGCCTTGCAGATGCGCGTGGTCGCCAGAATTGCCAGGGCCGCGCCGACCAGCACGATCATGACGCTGACGAGGCTGCTGCCCTTGTCGTAGCCGCTACCAGAGCGACCCATCGGGCCAGCGCTGGAAAGACGCGGGCCGGGCTTGTCGGATAGCTGCCCAGCAGTGGGTGGCGCCACGACGGCCGCTCCTCCCTGGAGGGCTCGCCCGAATCGCAGCATGATCACAGCGATGGCCGCGATGGCGGTCGCGTAGTGGACAGGCACAACGCCAGTGATTGCGGTCGCGAGAGCGGCTAAAATGGTGAGCGCCGCGCCCCATGCTTCCGTGGTGGACAGCAGACTCTTGAGGGTGGCGCCCGCCAGAATCTTCTGCAAGGTGCGCTCGACGCCATACGCGACGGTGACAGCCGCGCCGATGACCAGGCCCCACTTCGGGGGCACCGTCCCGGCGAATGCCAGCCCGGCCGTCACCAGGACGCCGAAAATCGAGAGGATGAGGGAAATCGCTTTCGTCATGGAGTTCTCCTATCTTTGTTCGCCACGTCCGTTTCTGCCGTGGGCGTGTCTCTGCGTTGGGATGGTATGCCCGTTTCGTTCTCGCTGTCAACTGGCGGTGCTGGCCGCCAGCCCTGCCACGCTTCGTCTGGCACCAGCGCAGGCCGCTTCCTCCGTCGGTGCCAGCCGTTCAATTCAGCCTTGGGATTCCAGACCCGCGCGTCTTCCTCTAACCACACAGGACAGCCCTTGCGGCGCATGCAGAGCCACAGGTGTGCATTCCAGCCGAGCACGAACGAGCCCACCATCAGCACGCCCATGTCGAGCCAGAACCATGGGTGGATCACCGCGCAGACCTCCGAGATGGCGACGGGGCCGCGCTGTCTCTGACCTGGCTGCCCACGCCGAGCACGGGCGGCGGGGTCTGAATTCGTTGGCTCAGGTCGTTGTCGCGCTGGATGGCCGCTAGCCCGTTCCGTATCGTCTCGATGGTCCTGTCTTCTTCGCGCCCAATTGCCGAGACGATGTCCTTGCTGCTCTCTCTGGACAGCGCCACCATGCGCTCGTTCGATGCCCACACGGAGTCAATGATTTTGTCCGCCGCCTGCCCCAACTCCTGTTTGACCGTCGCCACCACATCGGCGTGACAGTGGTCGCAGGCATTGCGAATGTCCCGTAATGCTTCGATGGCCGTTGCGGTGAACGTGCGCGTGTCCCGATGGTCTTCGCGAAACGTCGCGTACTGCTTCTCAAGGATCCACTTGAGCAAGCCACAGATGCCCAGGCCAAGCGCCAGCAACACGCCCGCAAACACTGCCAGCATAGCCCAACCGGGGCCGTAGGATGCGAGTTGTACGAGGGGCGGGGTCATGGGGTGCTACTCCTCGGTCATGGTCCAATCTGCGGGTGACTCCACGTCGCGCCCACGCCGCTCTGCCAGGTCGGCCAGAGCGTTGGCGTCGTGCAGGCCGTCGAGCCAGGCACGCCGGCACCGCAGACTATGGATCGCGCTCCCGTGCCGAATGCCTGGGCACTGCCCGGGATGACGATGGGACCGACGATGGTGATGTTCACCCCATTGTTGATGAGGACATTATTGTCCGTGTAGTTGTTGAGCAATTTGTCGTTGTTGGCCTGCGAACCGATCTCGGCCCAGTAATTGTAAGAGCCAAGCATGTTGTTGTTTTCCCAGGTGCTCCAGGCAGTACCCGTGTCGAGATACAAACCCCCGGAAACTGGCAGAGCGCCCACGGATCCCTGTGAATAATTTCCCGTGACGAACAAGCCTGTCGCATAGGTACTCGCTGAGGACTGGGCTCCCACTGAATATATGCTTCCACAATCCCAGCCAAGCCGTGGAGGCCCGATGCAGGGATTGTTTATGCTGTTGTTGTTGACAGTGTTGTTCGAGCAATAGGGTGTCGCTCCCCATCCCCAGCCAAGCGTGACGGGTCCCCACGGTATGCTGTCAATCTCATTATTGGCGATTGTGGAATTGGACATGGCAGGCGCGAAGATGGCGCCAGTGTCCAGATAATCAAAATCGTTGCCGGTCGCTATGATGTTGTTTGCGAACAGGACATCATTCTCTCGCACGAAAGAAGGACAGCCGGCGGGACAGGTTCCGATGGTGCCAATCTGGACGGCCCCGGCCGCATTGTCGTCGAACCTGTTGTTGATGATGCTGACGTTGGAGCTGCCGTCCTCGATCAGGAATACCCGCGAACCGAGATGGGAGAGCTGATCCCCATTGAAAGAGATATTCGTGCTGCCATTAATCACCAGGGCTGCATCGAGGGTCTGTATGGCTGTGGAGACCGTCACCCATGTATAGCCATTCTGCTCTCCTACATACCCTGTCGTGGAGTCCGGCCCGACCCAGTTCGAGTACGCGAAGACGAGGGGATTGGTGGGCGAGCCGAACTGGATATAGCTTCCCCCCGAGACGGTCAACAAGGGATCCACCACGGGAGCCACGACGGTGGTGCCGGCCATCGAGCCCGAGGGAGGCCAATAGTACAGGTACCCTGACGTCCTGTCGAGATACCAGTATCCCGAGGACATCAGTTCATAGGCATTTTCCACCCACGTTGGCGTGGGATTTACATCATACGATGCCAGGATGCCTTGTTGGTTCGTCCAGCCAGGATTTGCCATCACGATGGCATTGCTCGGAGGTCCAGTGTAAGTAAAATCCAGATCTACCCAATAGGTGTGAGCGGTAGGGGTACTCGGGAACAATCCAGGGGTGGTCGAGAGCGATCCTCCTGTCGCGTGCAACGGGGCATTGTCGACCGGCCATATGCCATAAGTGGCAGTTATGATTGGGCCAGTCTCGTAGGAGACAACATAGGTCGTGGATGCCAAGATGCTGACGGGTGGGATCAACTGCACATCATCCCAGCCAGTTATGCTGGATGCCGCAAAAGTGGCCGTGGCGAGGAGGTTCCCTACGGCGTCCCACAGGTGCCCGATATGCGTCCCGGTGTCGGCTCCATTAAGCTGTGAACGCCAGAAACGCAGTCCGGTCACCTGACCTGCCACGTCCGAGGTAAATGGCATGCCCACTTCCGTGGAGGCATAAGGTCCTTGATAATTCCAGGTGGTGACGGGACCTGATAACATGTTGATCGTGACGCTGAGACCTCCAGACAGAGACGCTGCCTTGAGGCGATCCATGGACCACGGTCCGAGGCTCACGATCTCGACGTCCGTGGGATTGCCCCATGCCTCCATGGAATCGTCCGGGGGCGTGTACCCGGTAGACGTGCGGACCCACCCGGCCGGCTGGTAAGTGCCCCGTGCTCGCTGCGCATGTACCCCATGTGGCAAGCCTGGGTTGACGTAGAGTTGTCGGAAATTCCATGAAGTGCCGACATTGGCCTTGTAGATTGAGCCGGTGTCGTGGGTCCATCCGGTCACGGGTGCGCCGCCCGAGATGACGGGTGCAGGCTCACCGGGGAATCCCAGCCAGTACACTGGAAAGCTGCTAGTGCCCGAGTCGGCCGCGCCGAATGTCAGGCCCGTGCTCTGCTGGTACGTGCCCGCGTGGACCCAGATGTACAGCGGCTGAGTCAGGCCCGAGGCGATTAGTCCCTGCGCGACCGTCTGCACATGCGCGATTGTCTGACAGGGAGCTGCGAGCGAGCAGGCCGCCGAATCGCTGCCAGTCGTCGCGACGTACAGATTGCCCGCGCGGGCCGTCCCCACGAGGCCGGCCAACAGCACCAGGACCAGGAGGGCGCGCCGCATGTCACGACCCCGCCGGGAGAGTGATCGTCCCGACCGTGATCCAGAGCTTGCCTGCGGTCAAATTGGTCGCCGCGCCGGTGCCCCAATTGCCCCCGCCCGTATTGCAGTAGAGGACCACCGCAAGGCTGCTATCGCTCGCCGTGTAATGCGAATTGAAGATCCCCCCTGTCAGCACCCCCTGCGCCGTCTGGCCGACGTAGAGAGCAGGTAAATAGAGCGTTGGATTGTTGGCGCTGCCGAGCGAGCACGTCGGATAACCCGCGCCAAACGCGGACGTTCCGGTGGCGGTCGCCGTGCTGGTGGCGGTTGCTGTCCCGGTTGTGGTCGTGGTAGCGGTCATAGTGCCGGTCGTGATGGTCGAGCCCGTGAACGCAACCTGCGGGTCCATCGTTGTCGGGTCGCAAAGCAACTGCCGAACCGAGGTCAGCGTGCCTAGCGTCTTGGTCGCCGTCGCGCTCGCTACCTGAAACATCGAATCGCTGTAACTGACCGTGAAAGGCGTAGCCGTGCAGCCGTTGCCGCCGGTCGTGCTGCCGCCGCCGTTGATGTATGGCATCGCCCCGAGACGATGGCTCCCCGAGTGGCAGCCGAGAGCCAGGAGCGCGCAGAGTGTGAGAAGATGGAGTTTCATGGTCATCTCCTAGAAGCCGATGGCCGTCAGCCCGAGGGTCGCCGTCGGAACCGCTCCGACTCCGCCACTACCGGCGGTGTAGACGAGCGCCACGTAGCTCGCGGCGGTCGGGATGTTGTCGACGAATGCGTTCCCGGCGCTGCCGTTTGGCTGCACTGCGGTCCACCCCGAAAGCGCGAACGCCGGGAGCGGCGCCCCGCTAGCATCGTTCGGGTTGTTCATCGCCACGAGCGAAAACACTCCGACGGGACTGCCGGTCGCGGGCCACGACACCTCAAGCGAAAGCGGCTTCTGGAGCTTGGCAATCCAGATCGGAACGGACTGCCAGCTTGTCGACATATCGCCCGGGATCGGGATGCTGATGTTCGGATTGCGTTTCGGATCGAAGACGTTCATGGTTCCCTTCTTTCTCTATCGCGTATTGGACGGCCCCAGGGCCGTGCTCCAGAGATTATACTTGTCGCAATCTGCCACCGCAGCGGCATGACCGTTCAGGTTCGTCACTCCAACGGCCGTGAACTGTCCACCCGTCCCGCTCGCCAGTGACCACGCTTCTGTGCGGATCGCCACCTCGTCAATCAAAACATTGACGTTGGATCCGTCGAGCACGAAGGTGAGTCTGTACCACTGTCCGGCGGTGACGGTTACGCTTGTGTCGAATGAATACTTTGCGCCCGACACGTCACACTCGAATATCCAGTGCGTGCTCACCAACTCGTTGTAAACCAGCGCGAAGTGCGGACTGCCGGTTCCGATGTTAGCGACGTTCCATCCGGCATACACCTGAAACTCGCTCAATCCTCCGAGAGCAGGCACCCGAACGAAGGTCTCGAACACGAACTGTCCCGTTTGCAGTTTGTAGAAGTTCTCAGTGGTGTTGACCCAACAATATCCGTTGGTGATACTGGCGTTGGCCTCGATCACTCCGGCGCGTCCGGTGGTCGTGTCGACGATGCGACTGGTGGCGCTATAGGTGCCCGAGAGATCGACGCATGTGGCCGCTCCGACGGCCGCGCCATTGGCTGTCTGTGCGAGCAGTAGGGCGCCGCCCATGAAGTCCTCGCTGATGGCGTAGGACTGTAGATCCGGCGGGAATGGCATCGCCCAGGCGGCGGCGGTGGGACTGGTCGCGATGAGGGCCTGCCCGGCGATGGGGGGCGCGGCGGTGTTGACGACGACGTGCGATCCTGTGGTCGCGAGTGCCTGCGCGGTCGTGGCGCCCGTGTCGGGCGTCTGCCAGTCTGCCGTCGTCCCGGACGTGGCGGTCAAGACCTGACCCTCGGTGGGAGCAGTGGCGGCACTGACGTTCACTGTCGTGCTGGCGCTTGCGAGCGCGGCGGCTGTTGGCGTCTGCCAGGTCGCCGCTGTGGGAGACACGGCGGTCAAAACTTGACCAGCAGACGGAGGAGAGGCCGGTTCCGTATGGACGATGCTTCCATCTTCGGCCCGCAGTCCCGTCGCCGTAGTATCCGGCATGGCCACCCAGGCGGCTGTGCTGCTACCGCTCGCCACCAAGACATCGCCGTTGGTCGGTGCCGCCGAGGCCGAGATCGCCACGACGGTCGTTGCGGTCTGCAGCCCCGTCGCGGTCCCGCTGAAGGTTCCGGCGCCTGCCGGGATCGCGATCGGCAGATTGATGCTGCTGGGGTTCGGCGCCGAGCAACCGATCGTCACCGTCGTGGACGCTGGGTTGGTGGTCGTCGCCTGAATCGTCAGCGCGATGACATCAGTGCTCGCTCCGGTGCTGGCCGGAAGTGCGAGATCGCAGGATAGCAGCGCGAGGCTGGTGTTGGTGATCGTACCGAGCGACACGCCCGAGATGAGCGCCGTGCCGGCGCCACCGCCCGCAGGGATGCGGCTAAGCGTCGCGAGCAATTCAGCCGACGGCGTGCCCGAAATAGCAGTCACGCCTACCGACAGGCGGAATCGCGCGACGCCGGCCTTCCACGTCACAAGGTTCGGATCTCCGAGTGGCGTGATGGCATTCTGGAATAGGTATCCTGGGCTTGAGGAGGTGATCGCGACACTGAGACTGTCGCCCGTGTCGGGAGATGGCGAGCGAAACAGTGCAGCCGACGTTTCGTCCTGATAGATCCACAGGTCGCCGTTGACCGTGTCGTCGGCGGCGTGGACATGATCCTGTGGCAGCGTCTTGGTGCTACTACCCGGCGCGGCGATGCCGTTTGGTTGAGGTAGCGTCGCTCGGTCAAGAGCGATGAGGCCCGCCACGCTGGTGCTTGCGGCCGGCAGAGCATCGTTACCAGCTATCAGATGTGTATAAGCGTGATTGCTCGCGAATGGCACCGTAAGGCTGGTCAACGTCGAGACGCCATCGCCCACCGTGAGGGTCCCGCCGCTGCCAGTATTCTGCTTCGCCCAGATGGTCAGCACGATCGGCTGAGTCGTGTCGGGCACTGGCTGATCGATGGTGCTAGTCGCGATCAGTGTGATTTCGGTCAGTGTGCTCCCCGTGGCAAGATTCACGGGTGCGCTAGTCGCCACCACACCGACGCCTCCGCCCATCGAAACCGTGAAGTACACGGTACTGGCCTGACCGGCAAAGCACCATAGCTTGAGCTTGTAGGTGCCCGCCGGCAAGGCAATCAGGCCCGGATCGCTGGCGGGAGCGGACGCCACGAGGATGGCTGCGTAGGAAGAAGTCAGCGAAGCCGCGTAGTAGTTGGCGTTCAGTGTCGCCACGCGAGTCAACTGCGTTGGTGAGGCGTGCATCGTCCCGGCAAGATAGTACAGAGTCGCTGGGCTAAGAGAGCCGACGGCGCTCAAATTGAGCTTTCCGCTCGATGGGTCCACGGCCGCCACCACCGAACCGTCTGCCGACATGATGACGGCCGAAAGCGTGCCGTAGATGCCGCCAGTATTCACCAGCACCAAGTGGTCGCTGCCTCCGCCTCCACCGCTGACGGCACTCAGGTAGCGCAGCCAGCGGTTCAACTCCTTGATCCAGCCCTGCGCCACCAGTGGGTCGTGGATGTCCTGGTTGGTCTCACCGGGTCCGATGAGCCGCAGGCTGCGCCCGTCGGCGGTCGTGATGGTTTCGAGGATCGCGATCCCGGCCGTGAGGATGGTGGCGTCGGTCGCGCCGCCGTTCAGCAGACACGAAACGATGTAGGTGCCGGGAATATCGACCGTGAATGAACACGTCGTAGCGGTGCCGAGTGAGCACGGTTCGGGGCCGGTGCCGCCCGCCGTCGACCCCTCGGGGCGTCCGACGAGCTGCCAGGAATAGGTGTTGACGCCGATGGCGCTCGACAGACTGGCGACGATCGAGTTACCCGCCGCCGCGTCCTGCCGCCAAGTCGCCTGCGGCGTGTTGCCGTTGATGCTGAGTCCGATTGTCGTCGAGTCGAAGGACATCGTTACCTCGCGATGCGGGGGATGTTCATGTTGTAGGCCGCGGGTCTGATGTCGATGGTCGCACTCGACGGCGCCGTGTTGTCGTATGCCGTGTACTGGATGGTGTCGGACCCCGGGCGCGCGATCCGCGCCGCTGCGCTCTGCACGCTCGCAACGGTGGCCGCTCCGTTGGCGGCCGGTATGGTCGCGTAGATGGCCGGACCGCCTCCGATGCCGTTCAGCACACTCAGGATCTGCGGATAGGTCGTGGCGGTCCCCGAGATCATGGCCTGCAGTTCGAGCACCGTCGTGTTGGCGGGGATCCCGGCCATCGCCAACGATACCGGCGTCGTGCTGCCTGTCGTGAAGTGATCGCCAGCGCCGACGTGGAAACCGCACAGCGTAACCGTGCTGGCCTGCGGTCGAACGAAGTCGCCATCGTAGAACAAAGACTTGCTGAGAGTCGTGCCCGCAATCCTGAAGCCGTTGCCGATGAACAGCGCTGCGTTCTGGCCGATGGTCTGGCCGCCGTAACCGAGCGGTGCTGACGGGTAGCCCATGCAGTCGGGCGGCGTCGTACTCTCAATCAGCAGTACGGGCGACGCAGCCGCGCCGCCGAATGCGAACGTGCAACATGGCCAGTTGCGCCCGCCGCAGAGGTACAGGTAGGTCGGCAGGTCGTTCCCGGCCGGCGCGGTGCCCGGCGGGTTGGCGGTGTCGGCGACTGCGGTGAGGTAGCCGAACGCCGTGAACGTCAGCAACTCACCGTCGATGATGGGCCGGTGAACCGTTGCGCCCGTTATGAGGGAAGCCGTTGCGCCGGTCGATTCGTTGGCATAGGCCCACGTCGGGACACAGCCCTTCAGGATGCCGTGCTGGGAGGTGCCGGGGAACTCGATATTGCGCCAGCAGCGCCGTGTGATGAGAAACTGCGACGACTGAGTGGCGCCGGGAGGCATCAGGAGGTCGAACAGCGCGACCGCACCCGCCGGTAGTGTAGCGGGGAACACTGGGTTGGTGGCGGAACCGGCGATGACCGAAACGGTGGCCGCTGGGTCGCTGGTCTTGTAGACGTTCTGCGGCTGCATCTGTCGCGTCGCCGGATTCAGGAGGATGTTGCGGCTCTGCTGATCGTTCTGCACGTCTGCAGGCGTCGCGATGATGGTCGCGATCTTGGGGTTGGTCGCGTCCGGGTTCGCCAGCAGCGGCCACGTGATCGTCTGAGCGACCCACCGAGCGACGCTCCAGGGCGACACGTCGGTCCCGCCTGGGTTCGTCGGGTCGAGCACTTCGACTTCTCCCGCCCCGAGCTGCATGTTTAAGCTGCCCGCGATGGCATCGAGCGAAGGCGGCGAAAGCGCGGCAGCGATGGGGCCAGCCGCAGCGCTGCGGTCGCTTGACCCGAAGTCGTCGATTACTGGCGCCGTGAGGTGTGGCTGGTAGAAGTCCGCCCGCACGGCTCTCGCCATGTCGGCGTTCTGCTGCTCACGCGCTGCGAGCTGACCGATGCGCGTGAGGTCCGGCGAGATCACTTCCTCGCGGGGGTTCTGAATCATGTGGGTCTTGGAGCCGGCCATGTTGTTTTCCTTGCTAGAGTGTAGCCGTATTCACGGTGAAACTACCGATCAAATTCATGCTGTAGGGCGGTTCGAGGTCGTAGAGCGTGAGCCCCAAGCACTCGATGCTGGTCACGCGCTGGCCTCGGTAGCCGAGCGCCTCCAGCTCATAGGAGCGCAGCGACACCACGCCCTGCGCCCAGGGGGTTTGCAGCGTGGACCCATCGTCGAGCGTGAGCCGTACCGCGATGCCCTGTCCCGTGACTGCCCAGTGGCGGTTGCCCATGTCGGCGGTCAGCAGACCCTCGCGCAAATACCAGGCAGTTCCGGCCACTGGCGTAAGCGTGATGACCGGCGTACCCCCTGCGCTCGTGGTGCCGCTCAAGGTGCCCTGCTGTACGAGCGTCTCCGAGTTCTCCAGGTAGACATCGAAGTTCACGCCGCCCGCCACCTTGAGTTGCATCTGTTGCAGCAGCGCCTGCTCGGCTCCCTGGATGACCGGGTGGGTGTGGACATCCGGGTAGCCCCACTGCGGGTCGTCGCAGAAACCATCGTCACAGTACAGGACAAGACCGTCGGGCTCTTGCAATTGCCCCACGAGGTCGACCCGCACGTAGGCGCGACTCTCGCGAATGCCCGAGCATTCGAGGTTCGCCACCGGTTGCTTGTCGGCCAGCGACACGCCGAGTGGGTCGTCGCAGAAGTCGCTATCGCAGAAGAAGCCGTCGAAGAACCCGAGATTCGCTGCGAGCTTCACATTGGGATCCGCGCCGTCGTTGAAAGGCTCGGCCAGCCAGCGCTCAGGCAGTGCCGTTGCGGTCGCGTCCACGGCCCGCGCGATGGCGAGCGGACTCACGGCGTCGGGTATCATGCGGACACGGGCTCGGTACGCTTCGCCGTCTTCGCCGTCCTGGCGAATGCAGCCGCGCTCATTGCCAAGGGCGCTCAGCCAGTCGCTCGACGCGCCTGTGATGGGAGTTGAGGAGACGTAGGTGAGGCAACGGACGAAATCGCCGAACACATCCGCGCTCGCCGTCGGCGAGATAGCGACGCCGTATGGGCCTGTGCCCACGGTGACGGTCGCGAGCACGACGGGCAGCAGTGGGTTCGTGAGGTCGAGCCAGCTCACGTCGTTGCTGCTGTAATTCGCGACGAGGGCGCGCTCGCCGTCCGGCGAGATAGCGACGCCGATCGGGTTTACGCCCACGGTGACGGTCGCGAGCACGACGGGCAGCAGTGGGTTCGTGAGGTCGAGCCAGCTCACGTTGGCGCTGCCGTAATTCGGGACGAGGGCGCGGGTGCCGTCCGGCGAGATAGCGACGCCGTATGGGCCTACGCCCACGGTGACGGTCGCGAGCACGACGGGCAGCAGTGGGTTCGTGAGGTCGAGCCAGCTCACGTTGGCGCTGCCGTAATTCGGGACGAGGGCGCGGGTGCCGTCCGGCGAGATAGCGACTCCGACCGGGCCTGAGCCCACGGTGACGGTCGCGAGCACGACGGGCAGCAGTGGGTTCGTGAGGTCGAGCCAGCTCACGTCGTTGCTGCCGTAATTCGCGACGAGGGCGCGGGTGCTGTCCGGCGAGATAGCGACGCCGAATGGGTTTACGCCCACGGTGACGGTCGCGAGCACGACGGGCAGCAGTGGGTTCGTGAGGTCGAGCCAGCTCACGTCGTTGCTGCTGCGGTTCGCGACGAGGGCGCGGGTGCCGTCCGGCGAGATAGCGACGCCGATCGGGCCTGAGCCCACGGTGACGGTCGCGAGCACGACGGGCAGCAGTGGGTTCGTGAGGTCGAGCCAACTAACGTCGTTGCTGCCGAAATTCGCGACGAGGGCGCGGGTGCCGTCCGGCGAGAAAGCGACGCCGGGTGGGCCTACGCCCACGGTGACGGTCGCGAGCACGACGGGCAGCAGTGGGTTCGTGAGGTCGAGCCAGCTCACGTCGTTGCTGCTGCGGTTCGCGACGAGGGCGCGGGGAGAGCGGCTGACGAACACCGGAGGGTTCGCCGTTCCCAGCACCGCGTCCGGGTAGTTGCCGGGGTCCAGGATGTCGTCGAACGCATTCGCGGCCGTGTTGACCAGATCGATCTGGCGAGTCGTGACCAGTGGCAGCGCCACCGTCGCTTGCCCGACTGCAACCTGCACATCGCACGCGACCGTCAGCTCGACGCCCAGGTTGGTGATGAACGTATAGCCCTTTGGGATCGTGGCGCTCGCCGAGGTGTCCGAGCGCTGAAGCGCGAGAGTGCAGACGCCCGGACGACCAGTCGGCGCCGTCGAGATCATGGTGGCGTTTGCCTGCGCCGTCACCGCGAGACTGGCGGCCTCGAACGCCGCGAGCTTGCTGGCGATGATGGCGGCGCCGTCGGGCTGGGCGAGCATGGCGTCGAGCCACGCACGGTCGCAGGTGCGGCGTAATACATCCAACGCTTGCGCCTGCGTAAGTGGCCCGGAATCGCTCATTGAAAAGTCACCGCCGTTGATGCCACTCGGATCATCTGGCCCGGGCTGGTGGTTTCGACGTCGCCCAAGGGATAGACGAGCGAGCTGTCGCTGATGATGACGCCCGGCACTTTCTTGGCCGCGCTGATGAGGGTCGACTTGTAGAGCGTGGCGCCCGGCGCGAGGAACTGGCTGGCCGCCACGGACACCGCTCGAACGCGCGACTGGGCGAGGGCTTCGTTGACTCCAGTCTCGAACGCCAGCGACCACGTGACGGTCTGCTGGAATACCGAGCCGGTCAAAACTTGAACGAAAATTCCCCCCGCGCGGTAGGTGAGCAGCATGTTGGCCACGGCCGTCACCATGTCGCTGGTGGAGTTGCCGCTTGCGTCCCCGATCACCAACTGCACGATGGATGCGGGGTAGCCGCTGTTGGGGTTCACGATCTCGGTTGCGGTCGCGACCGCGACGCCCGGCACCTGCGTGGCCGCGTACTCGATGGCACCCATCGTGCCTCTCGACAACGTCGGGAAGTAGCCGCGGTATCGCCCCAGGAACGCGATGTCGCTCTCGGCGTCGGTCCCGCCGGCCGCGCTCGCTGGGTTCGTGACCGTCAGGGTCGAGTCGAAGGGCGCAGTCGAGAAGCCGGTCACGGTGCCCGGCGCAACATTGGTATCGGCGCCCGAGGTCACGGCCGTCGCCGAGACCGTCACGCTCAGGTCTGCAACTCCGAACACGGCGTCGTTGTCAAGGCCAAACTGCGTGCCATCTGCCGTCTGGACGACCGACCCGGCCTTGTAGGTTCCCGCGCCATTCGTGGAGGTCGGTCGGCTCAACACCGGGTCCACGCTGGACGGTGTGGCACCGAACCGCAGGAGTCCCGAGCGGTCGTAGATGACCCGGTCGAGCTGATTGCCGCGCGCCAGCTCCGCGAACGCGCCCCGCATCGCATAGGCGGACCGCATCGACACCTCTTCGCCCAGGACGGCATCGACGCCGACCGCGAGGTTGAGATCGCTGCCAGGAATGTCGATGACGGCTGGGTTGATGCGGATGCCAGGCGTGCCCGCGATGGCGGCGCGACCAACGGAGAACAAATCGGCGCGTGAAACGAACATGGCGCTCATTGGGTCGTTACCATTCCGCTGGGGGTTGCCTGCACGGTCTCAGAGAGCTTCTGACCCGTCGTGGTCTGCGCATTGATCGTGAGGGTAAGAAACCCGCGCTGGTCCATCGTGACTGACGAACTGGCGTCCTTCACGTCGGGCTGTTGCAGGAGTTGCTGTTTCAGCTCGGTGCGCAGGCTGCCCAGGATGCTGAGGGTTCCGGGCTTCTTGATGTCGTATTTGAGACCGAAGTTCGACAGGAACGAGAACGCGCCGAACGGCGTGAGGGCGATCCGCCAGATACGCTTGCGGGTTCCCGACGCGCCCTCCTGGCTGGCCCAGTCGCCCGACTTGTCGACCGCAATCCCGCCCGTGAAGGGGTCGCTGGCGAAGTCCACCAGCCCGATCACGCGGCGCTGTTGCCGCTTGCGGATGGGCCTGGCGGAGCCGCTGAACGTCCAACCGTAGGGCGAGCCGATCGGCGTCCCGTCGGCCGCCACCAAGGCGTGCGAGGCCGTCACTGTGTAGCTCATGCCGACGATGAGGGGACGGTCTACCTGGAGGTCAATTGACGCCTCGCCAGCCGCACGCAGCCCGAAGGCTGGCCAGAGCGTCACGGTCGCGAAGGTCGCGATGGACTGCGGAGTATCGCCGGTTCCGGTCGTGACCGAGACTTGGTAGTTGGCGGCATTCAGGGCATCGTCTGGCGCGCCCGAACTCTTGGCCTTTGGGGGGCTGCTGAATACCACGCGGATGATCTGGCCGCCCACGCTGATGGCCCGGGCGACGTGGAAAGACCCGCCGCTGCCGGTCTGCTGGCCGCCTTGCTCGAAGCCCGCGCGAGCGAATGGGTTGGAGATCATCGGCGGCGCCTCGCGTAAATGGTCCCGTATGCCTTGCAGGTCGAGGTGCCAAATTTCGCCCGGGCGACGAGGTAGTAGGTTGTGCTTGCCGAGATGTTGACCCGAATGGGCGCGATGGACACAACCGGGTCAACGGTCACATCCACCACGGCGTTCGTTCCCGCTCCGACCAGCGTCCCGACGCCTGCATTGTTGGCGGGCAGCGCGGCCGATGTCGAGTTGATGCCGCCGCTCAGGTAGCCCATGGTGGTCGTGCTGGCCAAGGTAAAGCAGACGCATCCCCACACGTCCCAATCGCCAGCCGTCAACGCGATGTTGGTCACGTTGGCGCTCGTGACCGACGTGAGCGAGATGGATGACCCGGTGGCGACCGTTGCCGTGATGGCCTCCCCCACGCTGCCGGCCTGGGCGTTGTCGGCCCCGGTCGTGCCGACGATGCCCTTGGTGGTCGAGGGCGCGACGGTGCCCGGAAATGCAACGCCGTCGCCTGACTGCGCCTGCTGGGGCAGTCCGTTGCTTCCGATGACGAGTGGGGCTCGGTTGGCCATGGCCTAGAGTTGGATTGGCGCTGCGAGAATCAGCCGCATGTCCGTGGCGCTCATGGCCTGCCCGACCAGAACTAAGAGCTGCCCGACGGTCGAGGGAACCGTCGTCGTCAACTTCCCCACGTTTGCGGGGTCAAGGAAATAATACGACTGGAACGTCAGGCCGCCGCTTTCGCCCGTCACCACCGCGTCCCACTGGGTCGTGGTTGCGGTCAGGATGCCGCCGACAGCACAATTGCCGGAAGTGCTGGCGGACGTGCTGGCATCGACCCACAGCCCCGTTACGCTCGCCGTGGCGGCAGCATTGGCCTCGGCGCGCTTCACGGAACCGGCGGCCGAATCGTAGACGGGCGCGCCGATCACGAGGGCGGCCGAACTTTCCCCGTTCGTAAAGACCTCGTTGTTGTACTTGGCGGCTGCGATACTGCCGAGCGTATCGCCGGCCTGCAATTGCTGGATGAGCCCATTGGCCCCGATGACGAGAGGAGTGCGAGTTGCCATGATGATCCTTTCAGAGCAAAATTGGTTGACCGGGTTGAATGAGAAGTTGAGTCGTCGAAACGGATTTCCCGACCGGCGTGGCCGTCTGTCCTTGCACGGTCGGAGCGATAAGCGAGAGCGTGCCGGGGGTCGTGCCTAGAAAATAGTCCTGACCAGGCTGCAGAGACGCGCTGCCTGTAATGGCCGTCCAGTCCTGCAACGTGAGAACGTCGGTCGCTAGATCCGCAATGAAACCGGCGGCAGTCGCGGCGACTACCAGGCCAGCGACAAAGCTGGTCACGTAGACGGATGCACTCGCGAGCCCGAGTTGCCCCGTGGTGCCGTTGACATAGACCGGCTGGCCCGGCAGAAGATTCACCGCCGCCACGGCCGACACGCCGCCAGTCGTTCCCGGTGCCGGCAGATTGTCGACGATGGCATTGCCCTGCGCCTGCGTCAGCAAGACGTTCAACTGCGCGTAGTCCGCCGGGGTCGGTTTCTTCTTCCCGGGGGCAGCGAAAAAGGCAGCACTCGCCGCCTGGTTGTACGCCAGGATCGCGTTCCCCATTGCGACGCCGGTGGCACTCATGAGGCGGTCACTTTCGTCGAGAGGTACGTGCCGGCCGCGATACCGGCCACCAGCGTTCCGATGGATGCCGTCGACGTCGGAGCGCCGAGCCCCAGCGTCGTAAACGCCGTCGTGAGGTCCGCAAGGATGTCCTGCACTGCTTGGTTCAGGTCGCTCGTGAACGCCTCCCCGTGCATGACGTGCTGGCTCGCCGATGAGTCGCCCTGCTTGATCGCCTTGGCGGTCGTCGTGACGGTTCCATCCTGCTCGATCAACACCTGGACGCCGCCCGCGTTGCGGATGTCGATCGGGACATTCTTGGCGTAGACGAGCAAGCGGTTGTTGTCGAAGATGGGCTTCCCGCCGCTGACGGGCTGACGGCGCGAGCGGCTGTGAAAGATGTGGGTGATGACGGGCGTCGTCAGGTCGCCGTCGGGGCACTCCGCCAGCACGAGATCGCCGGGTCGGATCGGCGCGTAGATCGTCACGTCGCCCGCCGAAATGCCGGCGTATTTGCAGGTACAGGGCTGGCCGAGCGGCTGCAACTCCACGTCCACGTCGACGCCCGCACTGTCACAGTAGATCGCGTGGTTGTCCGTCGGGTCTATCTCGCCCGTCTCGGTGTCGACGGTGGCGACGATCGCCTGGCTGCACCAGTAGCGCTGGTCAAGCCCCGGCTGCGCGATCGCCTTGCCGAGCGCGTGGGGATCGATGTTCCGCCGAATCGCGGTGCCGAATGCGTGCGGCATCAGATGCCCCCCGTGGATTGGCGACCGACCCGGTCGGTGATGGCGGCCGTCGTCTGGGCCTGTGCCGCCGCCTGCTTATCGGCCAGTGAGGTCGGCTTCTTCTTGCGCTCGTCGTTCGCGGCCTGCGTGTCGGCGTCCATATTGGACGGGTCGTTGACCGGCATGTAGTTCGCCAGCTCCATCGAACAGTGGAAGAACTCGTCCTCGGCTTTGAATTGCAGCCGGATGGCCTTGCAGTAGTAGACGCTCGGGAGCCGTGCCGCCCGGTACGCCGCCTGAATCTTTCGCGCCGTGGCCTCGATACTCTGCTGGCCCATCGTCCCGTCGACGCGAAACGCGCCCCAGCGGTCGTTTTGCTTGGTCAGCAGTTCCGTGATCTGATCGCCCCCAAGGTCGTAGAACTCCGAGAGGCTACAGATCGTGAGGTCGTTCGGATTCGTCGACTTCTTCGCCACCACGACATGCACGGGCGTGCCGGCGCAGAGCCGCAAGATGTCGGGGTTGTCGTTGTGATTCTCGACGAGGCTGCCGGCCTGCATGGACGCCGCGGGGTCGATGTAGCTGGCCAGTTCGTCGGTCTCCAGGCTCATCGTCAGCTCGGGCCGGCAGAGCTGCTGGTAGATCGACTTGGCGGCATCGTCGAGCATCTGCTGATTCCGCACGCCCTTCATGACGAATGTGCGGATCACGTCGATCTTGCCGCCCCCCTTCTCGGTCATCTTGTGGGCGGAGCGTCCCTTGCCCTTGGGCTTCTTCGGGTTGTGCTTGGGGAATCGTGCCACCAACGCGGGCGTGTCGGCGTCGATGTTGTAGCCGCGTACCTCGACACCAGCGGGTCGCAACTTCCCCATCTGGCGGGCCAGCTTCATCTTGCTCAAGTTGTGGCCCCAGACCATGAAGCGGACGTCTGACTTGATGATGCCGCCGCCGTCCTTCGTGAACTGGCGGGAAAACCCATCCCGTGCGCCTCCGGCGATCTGAGTCGCGCTCGACACGTCGTCGGCGAACGCCTCGGGGGGTGTGATGAGCAGACAATTCGCCGGGTCGATCATCGGGACCGCGCTGGTCAGGCTGGGTCCTCCCGTGGCCGCTAGAGCGCCGAATACCTGGCCAGCGGTTGGGTCCGGGAACGGCGGCAGGCTGGGCTTGTACATCGGCAGGACACCGCACAACTCGCACGCCTGTGTGATGAGATCCCAGATGCTCATGCCGTCGTCGCTCACCGCCTTGGGGGGCATCGTGGCGGTGCCGGCGGTTCCGCCCTGGCCCTGGGGGTCAGCCCCTTCATTGGCCGGATCGGCTTGCGAGTTGGCCTGCTGGGTCTGCGGCTGGCCCGCGTTCTGGTTTCGGCTCTTGGCCGTCTGGAGCGAGCGGTAGAGCGTCTTCGCGCCAAGCGTCGGCTCCTTCTCGGCCGGGCTCGCGTACCAGTAGGCACGGAAAGGGTCGCCGCCGGTGTCGCCCGAGGTCGGCGGGTACAGCGACAGGATGCGGTTGATATAGGCGGTCAGCTTCTCCTCAGTGCCCTGGATTCGGTACGCCTTGGCGTGCGGGTTGATCTTGCCGTCGATGAGAACCGCGATATAGCTGCGCGCCTTGACGTGGACCGTGTTGGCGTTCTCGTCGGCTTCCATCTCGGGCAGGTCCACGTAGCCGTTGAACCGCAGCACACTGGTCTTCGACATGCGGGGTTCGAGGTGCCAGTTCTGCGGGCTCGCGAAGTCGACAGCCTTCACGGTCCCGACCCAGCCCTCGACGCGAATCTCGCGCACGATCAACGGATTCAGCGGCATGTCGACGAACGGGAACGACGCCTCCAGGACGTCCGCCTCGCGGAAACCCTTGTCTTCGATCGACAACTCCATGGGGGCTGTGACGAAATTTACCGAGAACTCGTCGGCCTTGCCGTTGTCGCCCGCCGACGACTTCGTGCTGCCCTTGGCGACGCTGCGCTGAAGTTGGCTCGACAGCGACATCAGACTCGCGCGGGTCGCCGTACAGTACCCACCGCCAGCCGACTCCTGTGCGAGCTGGCTTTCGGTGGCGGCCGACTGCGTGAGTTGCGTCGTCGAGGCGTCGCCGTAGGGTTTCGATCCGTCCTGCGCGCTGGAGTCGTCGGTCTGTCCGAAGTCCTCCAGACGGACGTAGAGACGCATAAACCACGCTGGGCGATAAAGGCGAGGCTCGCTCACGACGACGGCACCCCCGAGCCGGATGTAGAAGTCGTGGTGCCGCTGTCGCCCCACAGATCATTGAGCAGCGCCACGTCGCTCGTCAGGCGAGGAATGTAGATTGGCGGCGCTCCGTCGTCGCTAGGACCGGACGCGGTCGCGGGCACCTCCGAGCTGTCGAGGTCATTGTAGTCGGCGATCGCTATCCAGTCGTCCGCGTTGCCGTAGTAGGTGACGGCGAGATCCCGCAGGTCCGTCCCGGCCGCCGGTCTCACGATCGCGATAATGTCCGGGACCTGCTGGCTCGCGATGGTCGCCGAGGCCGTGGCAGCCTGCTGGGCCAGCAGATCCCAGGACCGGATCAGGTCGTACTGTGCCGTCTGCCCGTCGAGGTGCTCCAGCGGATCGTCGTGCGGAAACATCGCCAGCTTCGCCTGCCCGGCCTGCTGGTTGATGAACGCACCCGTCGCCGTGATGTCCTGGCCAGTCGCGATGCCCTCGACGCCAGGCCAGAGCCCGCAGAACTCCCCCAGGGCTGCGCGGCCGTTCGCGCACGCGATGATGATGCGGGCACAGATGCCGCGCACGCGATCGGCGATGTTGCTCGGCAGGCTGGCCATCTGTGACAGCATGTCGCTGGCACCGTCGATCAAGTTGATGCCGCTCGCGATGGAACTTTGCACGTCGTCGAGCGCGTCCGAGACGGTCAGCATCGCGTTGGCACCAGTCCCGAGGATGCCCCATGCGACGTCCATCCACGATTCAGTGTCGGCCTGAGTAGTGACCAGTTGGTCCTGGAGAGCCGAGAAGTCGTTGCTGGTCGCGAACGAATCGGACGCGAACGTGGGCGGCTTCGTCTGCTGGGTCTCGCCTCGCCACGCCCACTCGCACGTCCACTCGACGTCCTGGAGCCGATTGTACTTCGGCGTGAACTTCTTGATGAGACCGCGGCGAACCACCGCCGGGTCTTCGCCGGCCGCGAGGTTCCGCCCACCCCAGCGGACCTCGACCGGGATCCCGAGATCCCGCAGGTTCTCGAACTGGAGCACCAGTGCGCGGGCGCCACCTTCGCCCAGGTCGACGTCCATCCAATGCCCCATCCACGTGCTGGGCGGTTTCGTGGGGCCGCCGAGCTGCTGCGTCGCCACCGGGTTGCCGACGTAGTATCCCGTCGAGATTCGTTGCTCGCCTGGGAACTCCATCCCCTTGAGCGGCAACGCGCTGGCCCACAGGTCGATGGTGGGCAGCGTGCCTTCGAGCGGGATGATCTGGACGTGGCCCTGCGAGGTCGAGTCCTGGTCGGAGGCGTTGCCCTGCGCGTTTTGTTCGGCGAAGGTCGTCATCCTGGCACCGGCGGAATGTTGCTACCGCGTGGGTTCCGCAGCATGTCGGCGATGTCACGCGGGACATTGTGGAAGACGCGGTCGGGATCGGACTGCTTGAACTCTTGCGTGATCTCCATGTGGGCGACGTTGATCTGAGTGACGGGCGCGGCCGTGAGCTTCTTCTTGCTATCGGCGGTCGCGCCGGGCGCGTTTGCGCCAGCCCCCAGCAGTGTCGCCAACACCTGCGCGAGTCGGTCGGCGAACGCCGTCTGCACTTGGTCGGTGTTGTACCAGGCTTTATCGATGTCAAGCCCGAGGCCAGAGAGTTGCTTCTTTCGCGTCTCCAGGTCCATCGCGCCGTAGGCGTCCTTGGCGGCCTCGATGTTGACCTTCCCTCCCTCGCCGATGACCCCGGCGCCGTAGACGCCGCGTAGTTTCGTGTAGGCGGCTTTGGCGGCCTTGGCGGTCGCGAGGCTTTCGCTTCCCGCCTGCAGGTCCTTGTCGGCGGCCTCGCGGAACGCCTGGATGGCCTCGGCCGCGTTGGCGCCTAGTCCGCCTCGGATCGCGCTGCCCTCTCCGAACTGCGCGTCCCTGTTGATGCTCTTGGTGTGCCACTCGTCCAGCTCGGTGGCGGCGGCTTGGAGCCCCAGATAGAGCCCGCCAAGCGCTTCCGTGACCATGCCGGCCTTCGCGGCAAAGCCCGCCAGCTTCCCCACCGTGCTGGCGAGTCCTGGCTTCAGCTTGTCGCCGATGGCCGCGGCCGTCGTCCCGCCCAGGGCCGCGGCGGCGCCACCCGACACGTTCACGACGCCGGCCGAGACGTTCATTGTGCCGGTCGCGCTTGCGCCGCCCGCCGCTGCTCCCGCCGCGCCGAATTTCGTCGAGAGCCCCTGTAGCCCCCCAGTGAGCTTCGTCGCGACCCAGATGCCCGCGATGGTCTTCCAGTGGTCGGCGATGAACACCGTCGCGTCCTTCAGGTAGCCAAACGCCGTCACGAGCTTCCCGCCCCATTCGGCCGCCGCGCTCTGGCCGTTCTCCCGCACCTCTGCCAGTTTGTGCGCCCACTCGGCCACGTCCTTCGTGACCTGCTGGAATACCGGCCCCGTCAGGTCGCGGGTCAAGTCGTTCAGGGCCTTCTTGGCGTCGAACATGCTGCCCTCGATCCCCTTCCCCATCCCGGCCGCCGCCGGCAGCATGTCGCCCAGCGCCTTCTTGAGCTTCTCGAACCGTAGCGCCTCCGACTCGTGCCTGAACTTCTTGAGATCGCCGACACTGGCCGCCAGATAGCGACCGAGTTGACTGCGCAGTGGGATGGCGCCCGTCATGGCCGCACGGCCGATCATGTCGCCGGCCGCCTCGGCGTTGATGCCCAGCACCTTCTGCGTGGCGCCCAGCTTCTCCGTCAGGTCGAGCTGCTGGGCCTCGCTCTGGCGATACCGCTCCGACATCATCGCCTGAGACTTGTAGATCTCGGCCAGATCGGCTCTGGTCATCTTCAGTCTGGACTCGGCGGGCTCCAGCTTCGCCAGGATGCGGGAGGCGTCCACCATGGACTCGTTCCACTTCTCCTGTCCGGTGGTCCCCGCCTTCCAATTGCTGAACGCGAACTGGACACCCGCGATCTTCTTGGCCGCGTGTTCGAGTTCGAGATTGGCGTCGCCCGCGAACTTCGCGACTTCGCGGAACCCGAACCCGAGTCCCACCATCGCCAGCCCCGACATGGCGGCGTGATGGGTCATCTCGCCGAGCTTGCGGGTCGTCGCCTCGGCCGCGTGGTGAACGCGCTCGAACGCCTTCGCCATGTGCTCGGCGGGCGCCGTCGCGTGGTCCTGGACCGTGAAGTCCAGACCCTCAACGTGTGTCGTGTTGTCGGACATGCTGGCTTAGGTGGTTCGCTTGCTGTTCTCTTGGTCCACCAGCCGCCCGAGGGCTTCTTTGATCTTGGTGATTTCAGAACGCGGTCGGCTGACTATTTCGCTGAAGGGTTGGTGTCCGTATCGAGCTATGTAGACGACGTCGTCCCACAGTGAGTCTAGGAGTTTTGCGCTGACGGTTCGGTTGTCCCGCTGGCTAAAAAATCGTCCTGTTCCTTCTTGTTCGGGATGCAGAAGTTACCGAAGGCACGCTCGACGAGGTCGCGGGTCTTGGGTGACAGAGATTTGAAGAAGCTCTCGATCTGATTGTCGGTCCACGTCAGGGGCTTGCCGTCGGCGGCACAGAGGGCGCGCATCGCTCCTTCGGGGAGATAGCTGCCACCGCCGTGCTCGTGCGCTTCCAGCGCCGCCTTCTCTTCGGCAAACGTCAAGTGGCGAAGCGTGATGGTGCCGGGGTCGGTCGTGCCATTGCGGGCCGACTCCGGGATCGTCCAGGTCTTGCGGGGAAGGGACGAGATGGCGGCAGCCGCCTGCGCCCCAAGGGTCATCGGATTGTCTGACATCGGTGGCCTCCTCTGTCGTTGGGTCGGTTACGTAAAATTCGGGATGTAGCGGTCGGTCTTGCCCGCGAAGCTCATGGCGAGGAACGACTCGCGGCCCGCGTTCGCGAGCTTGCCGGGGTCGGAGAACTTCAGGTCCGGCAGGGTCATGCGGAAGATGACGCCCGATGGGAACTGGATCCTGTACCCTAGGTTGATCTGGAGGGCGTTGGCCTGCCCGCTTCGCGCCCGCTGGTAGATGGCGTTTTGAAGCTGGAAGATAGACTCACCCTCGGGCTCGACGACGAAGCTGACATCCACCGCCTTGAAGACTTCCCGGTGGCGCTCGGCCTGCTCGCCCAGGAAGCCCTCGGACAGCAACGTCAACTCGGGGCCGACGTCCAGGTTCTTGATGGCGGTGATCTCAGTCAGGAGGATCCCGCTCTGAGTGACCCGGATGTTGGTGTCTCGGCCTAGAACTCGGTAGTCAGACGACATGGTCGCTCCTTACGTGCCGGCCGTCGAGGTGGCCTGGCTGATGATGACGTTCGGGCCGATCATGGTCTTGATGACGATGGCGTTCATATCGCCGTACATCGTCACGTCGGCCTCGAACAGATAGACGCCGTGGGAGTTGAGATCCTGGCTGTTGCCCGCTGCTGCGCCGTCGAGCACCTGCGCCGCCATCGCGCGGCTGTCGCCGACCGGTGGATTCACGAGGTTGTCCACGTAGGTCGTGATGTCCTGCATGTAGGAGTCGGCCCGCTGCGGAGTACCGGGCTTCTTCGAGTAGGGCGTGCCCAGCCCGAAGATCATGTCCTGGATCTCGTCCGCGAAGCTGCGGCGGTTGTCGGAGACGCGGTTCTCGTAGGTGATCGGGTTCGCCGCGGTGACGCCGCTGTAGAACCACCAGCCGGCAACGCGATCCTGCCCGAACCACGCGACCCCAGCCGCCTTCATGGCGACGAAGTCCGCGTCCTGCATGGGGTTGGCGGCGAAGCAAGGCTCCTGAGCGTCGACGGCTTGGATGCTGGCGTTCTCGGGGCTGCCCACGCTGGTCTGGTATTCGGACTGACCGTTGTTCGCCAGATTGACCTTCATGCAGGCCCGGCTGCCGCAGACACTGATGACGATGTCGGCGTTCAGTTCGGTGCTGAAGACCTGGACGTAGGGACCACTGAGCCAGTAGCGGTCGGCGTCGGCGCCCGTGATGACGTCGTTCGCCACCAGGCCCTCGTAGACGCCCTTCACGGTCGTCTGCTCGGTGCTGGTGCTGCTGGTCGCCGGGGCCGAGGTCACGCAGGCGACGCGCCCGCGTCCGACCGTGCTGGACTGAATCGCATTGTTCCAGAGGTTCAACCGCATCGTCTTGGCGCCGTCGGGAGTCAAGCCGTTGGTCTGGTAGTTGCGCGCCGACCAGATCGCCACGATGTCGTTGGTCGCGAGAACACCCGGCAACGTCTTGGTGATGGCCGCCGCGTAGTTGAGGGTGATGCGGTTCGCGAGCGTGTCGGGACTCGGGGCCGCGCCGCCGCCCGCGGGCGCGTGGGCCGCAACGCCGGTTCCGGCGAGTCCGATGGTGCTGACCCCACTGGCCGAAATGGTCGACTGGACACCCGGGATCGTGGTGTCGATGGCGGTCGTGATGACGGCCGATGCCGCCGCCGTGCCCTTCACGTAGAACGCCGTGGCGCCCGTCGTGGCTCCGCTGGTCACGTAGGTGAGCTGGGCACTCGCCGGGTCTTGCGTGAAACTGATGGCGCAGGCGATGACGTTCGCGGCCGTGAGGGGGGTCCCGGCTGGAATCGTGATCTGTTGCGACAGCGCGACGATTTCGGCCGCGCTCCCGAGGGCGGCGTTGCCGAACCGCGTGCCCGACGGAATCACGATCTCCTTGTTGGTCGAACCGTATGTCCCGCCCGTCGCCACCTGGTCAGCAGATGCCACCGTGACGGTGAACGCCATGTACGCCTTGGTGGTCGACGAATCGCCCTGGACCATGTCGCAGTCGACGCGCTGGATCACCAGTCCACTGAACGTCTTGCCCTTCAGTTCTGCCCAGAGGTTCCCGTCGAACGCCACGCCGGAACCGTCCTGCACGGCCGTCGTCGGGTCGAACCCGCTCTGGCTGATGATGTCGAAGTTGTCGGGGTTGCCGACGAAGTAGTTGGTGATGTCGCTCGGGGCGTTCACGACCGTGGGGACGAACGGACCCTGAAGACACTCCCCCACCACGACGGCCCGAACGGTTCCGCCACTGACGGGCTGGTTGGGACCCGCGCCGTCGATGGCGACGATCCGCTCCAATTCCATGAGCTTCGCGAGGGTCGGCATCGTGGTCGTGCGGTAAATGAACATGGGACTAGCTCCTGGTCATGGTGGGAGGCGTGGAGGTCGGCGTGATGCTGGCGCTGTTGATGAGTCGCCCGTCGCCGGTGAGGGTCTTTTCGGTCACAGTGATGCTCATGGGCCAGACGGCCATGAGCTGTACCTTGGGGGCCTGCATGGAAATCACGAAGCTGGCCTCACGCTGGTTTCGCATGGCCGCGTCTTCCGAGTCGGTGTTGCTGCCCTTCTGCAGTGAGGCCCGAGCCGTCATCCCCCAATACTCGGGGAGCGGCAACTGCAGGCCGTACCGCTGCCCCGCGGGGTACATGGCGGCTTCGCGAAGCTGGAAGGCATCCTCGACGGCCAACTTCAGCATGGACCGCATGGCCGATGAGCCCGCCCGGATCTGCAGACCGAACTGGTCGAGCATCTCGGCGGTCTTGTAGAGGCCATAGGAGGGTGGATCCGTCGTGGCGGTCACGACGCTTTGAACCGTGTCCTCCAGCAGTTTCGGCTCGCCACTGTCGGAGTATTCCCACTCGGGAGGCGCCACGATGCACGCGGCCGGTGGGTCGTACTGATCCTGTGTGGTCGGCCACTCGTCGAACACGTGGTTGAACTTGATGCGCTGGCCGCCGATCATAGTGTCGATGCGCTCGATGACCCGAGAGAGCGCCAGCGCGCAGGCGTCCCGCACGTCCATCGTGGCCGAGGTCGAGTATTGGGAGGCGTACATTAGTGCCGCTCCTGGAACTCGGCGCCCGCGATCGCCATGTGGACGGCCGCGCGGCACTCTTCGACGATCCTCCGGCTGGCGCGCTCGAACACCCGTAGGCCCTTCGGCATCCACAGACCGCGCTTCTTGATGGCGCCCGCGATCGCGTAGGCGATGGAACGGGCCGCTGCGCCGACTTGCTCACGTTTGGCGACCGCCTTGGTGATGGCGCGAATCCCCAGCGCCCGCTGCATCATCTGCTGGCGCGCGACCCGCTGAGCGGCAGGAGCCGACACGGTATCCATGCCATGCCGGTGAACCCAGCCCATCAGGGCCTCGATGCCGGCGCGGCTCACGCCCGCGCCAGGGCGCCGGCCGCGGTCCACGATCGACGCCTTGGGGTCCGTCGAGTAGATGCGGCAACCGTTCTCGATCGCCAGCGTCTCCCAGGAGTTCGCGTAGGTGCGACGGTCGACGGGCGGCCGGGGCTTCGTGGCGTTGATCTCCTCGTTGACGATGACTCGCCCGCGCTGCCGCATACACCGGCGGACTCCCCGCACGGCCGCCGCGTGGCGCTCCTTGGGGATGCGCGACACGTAGCCGCCCAGATCCCGGAGGTGGACCGTGCGAATCACGACGCCACCTCGGGCTCGACTTCAAACGACGTGTCCTGTTTCGCCAGATTCACGCGCCACTGAAGACCGCCCTTGGCCAGCATCGGGACGCCGCTCACGGTGTAGCGCCGTGGCTTCGTCGGCGGATTGGTCCGGCGACTCTCCCGCACCTCCCAGAAGAACTCGGCGTGACCGCTCATCGTCTGCGGGCGCACCGGGTCCAGAAGGTCTGGCGTCAAGCCGCGCAGGTCCGCTTCGCTGAATCGCGGGCTGATGCGATCGACGAACAGACCGCCGGCTTCCGTGATGCCGAATGCCGACAGCCCCATGGACGTGCTGAGCATGTCCTGGACCCTGGGAGTCGGCAGGATCTCGACTCGCGAAGTCTCGACGGGCCGTCCGACGCCGCGCTTGCCGGGCCAGCGCCAGTGAACCAGGAACACGCGATACGGCGCGAGCCCCAAGTCGTTGCGAGTCTGACGGGCGCGATCGACTGCCGGCACCAGCGACTCCATGAGGGTCCGCCGACCGGCCGGCACCGGATGCACTTGCCCCGACAGAGCCGGCGCTTCGGCCAGCGGGTCGCTCGGGGTCGTGCGGTCGGCCAGCATCAGGACAGGTCCCCCGCGATGAAGTAATTGACGGTCGCGCCATTGCCGACAATCGAAATGGCGGTGAACTCGTCACCCACCGTCGGCGCGAAGTGAATCTGCATACCGCCGCTGCTCAGTGGGATCGCCTGGTTGTTGCCCGCGGCGCTCGTCAGTTGCAGCGTCACGCTGTTGCCCGAGACGGCGATGATGAGGACCCGCACCTTCGCGACATTCTCCAGTGGGAGCACCAGGGGCGACCCGCTGGTGGCGTTCACGACGTCGTCCTGCCCGCTCTTTTGCGCCGCGCACGTGATGCCGAAGCTGGTGTCGATTGGGCCGATGCCGAAGTTGCCGCCCGAGCAGTCCTGGCTGACCGCGACCCCCGAGTGCTTGACGAACGATGGGATCGACATCAGGCGACTCCGATCATGCCGGTCTGAACTCGTCCACCAAGCCCCAACTGCTGCATCGACCTGTAGCGGGTCGAGAACGGATAGAACGGGGCGTGCAGGATGTCCGATAGGCGCGCCGCTTGCCGCGCATACTCCACGTCGAGGAGGTCAGTCTCGTGTTCCCGCATCTCCACGCCGTCGACCTTGCTGACCTGCATGCGGATCTGAGCGTCGATGATGGCCTGGTCGAGTTGGTCGCAGCGGGCGATTTGCTCCCGCACCATCGGCTCGCCGTCGGGCAGAAGGCTGTTCATCGCCAGATCCACGATGCTCAACATGGGGGTCGAGACCGGGATGCCGGCGTTCAGCGCCGGGACAGCAGACAGCAAGGGATACCCCAGGTGGTACTTGACCCGGACTCTTTCGGCGGGGCTCAGCATGCTACCCCGTGACCGGCTCCGTCGTGAGAACCGTCAGAAGCTGACGGAAGTGCTCGGGATCGTAGTGGCGCTGGTCCAGAATGGCGCCGCGCTTGAATCGCTGCATGCAGCCGCCCAGCATGATCTTGCCGGGCTCCAGGACCCGCACGCGCGTGGGCTTGGGTTGCTCCTTGGCCTTCGGTTCTTCGGCGGCAGGGGGTGGCGTGGGTGGCGGGTCCACGACCACGTCCAGCCCCTCGGTCTTGGACCGCGTGAACTCCTCAGCCGACACCACGACGTCGGCCAGCGGGTCCGCTGGGGCCGCAGGCTCACTCGTCTTCGATGGTTCGGCGGGCTTGCGGGTCGCCGCGACTCGCTGCGCTGCCTTGTCGCTCAGTAGGCTCATGGGGTCTCTCCTGCTGCTGGTCGAAAAGAGGCGGGGCGTTGAACTCCGGCGCGTGCAGATACGTCGTTTGTCCCACGACGATGGGTTCTGCTCATGCGAGAGTCCGACGTCATGGCCGAAGCCACCGACCACCGACTAGCAGTGGGGCCGCCAGAGGGGATCGCGGTTCCGATGCCACAGGCAGGGTTCCGTGCTCCCCGAGCGCCGCACAACATCTCCAGCAAGGCACGAGGCCCGTTGGAGTTCGCCATCAAAGGCGGGCGCTCTCGCTGAGTGACCAGACCAAGCGAGCGCGTATCCGCGACCATCCGGCGACAAGTGCGGCTATCCAGCGCGTTCGTATGGGCAGGCGCCGAAGCGCCGCCACCACGCTGGCGGGCCAGACCACTGCGACACGACCGCGAGTGGTTACGGCTCAAAAAGAGCCCAGGCCCTTTAATTGCCCCGAAGGGCAAACTCGACAGGAACATGCCCGACGGCGCCGTCGCCGTTCGTGTCGAGCATGTCCCTGGTCCGAACATGATTGGTCCCGAGGTCGCGCACGTGACTAGACGTGCTCGACGACGCAGATCCTCTTGTAGCGAGCGGTATCCCCGGTCGCACCGTCGGTCCTGCAGGGCCAGTCCATGATGGTCTTCCAGATGCCGGTCACGAGGTCGCCCATCACGTTCACGGGGGCGCGCAGGTAGACCTGCACGCGGTCGGCGTTGACTTCCACGCCGTTGTTGGTGAGCTGGCTGAAGTCGCCCACCTCGCCGTTGAGCCCGGCCTCGGTGATGAGGCCGCGCAGGTCGGCGTAGTACTCGTACACCGCCTCGGCGCCGATGAAGATCGGGCGCTGGACTTCCAGCTTGCTGGCGTTCCACATCTCGCCGCCGAACTGCTCGCCCTTGCGGGCGTCGCCGTTGTAGACGTTCTGGATGCCGCCCGCCACGGTGCTGGACCGCGGGGTCTCGGTGTCCTGGAACACGAGGGTTCCGAGGATGTCGCCCAGCGCGAACTCCTTGAACCAGTAGTAGTCAGGCAGCGAGGTCAGGAGCTTCTGGCTCTCGTCACTGCTGAAAAGCTGGTTCTTCGAGTAGCTGTTGAAGTGGCTGTGGTAGAAGCCGTCCGGCATCTTCGGCACGTTGCTGTCTTCCAGGCGACCGATGGCCGCGCGGAACAGGTCGAACGTAAACCCGTTGCTGGTCGTGCTCGTCAGAGAGTCGATGCCGTTGCCGCCACCGCTCCGCACCATGTAGGTGGCGTCGTTGCTCCAGATCACGCCACGGTTCGAGATCGCGGCCGGCAAACTCACGTCGGTCGTGAGGGTGCCGGGGCCGACCACGTCGCCCGAGAATGGCGACGTGAAGTTGACGACGTTGACCGTGTGAACGTTCCCATCGGTGCCGATGTAGCTGATCGGCAGCGGATTCGAGGACGACACCGCCGAATACTGCACGGGGCTTCCGGCCGTCAGGTCTGGGCGCCGCGCGGTCGTGAAGCCGTTGAGCCGCATGACCGGGAGGCTGGTCCCGGAGGCGGTGGCGCCGTTCGCGACCGTCCATCCGCTCATGCCGGCGTTGTAGAGCCGATCGCGCACGACGCGGTTGAGCGACTGCGCGGCGTTCAGGCCGAGCTGGTGGACGTTGTTGGTGAACAGATTCGCGATCGCCACGATGCTGGTCGGCATGCTGGTGTCGGGGCAGCGGTTCGCGTACTGGTGGAGCTGCATGTTCCACTGTTCCTTGTCGAACGAAACCGGCTCGGGCTCCTTCCCTGGAGGCAGCGGATTGGTGGAGGGCGCCATCAGGCCGTTCCCGGTGAAGATGAACTGATCACCGGCTTGTCCCGGCTGCAACACCGGGGCGGCCTCACTGCGGAACAGGTTGCGCGGGTACAGCGCGTCCTTGAACTCGCGGATGAGCGCGTTGTCTTGCACGAGGGCTCGGATCGTCGGATCTAGCTGAATGACTGAGAAGTCCATGGTTTCCTCTTTCTCTCTCGGTTGTGGTGATGCCTGTCAGCCCCCGTGCCCCTCGTTACCCCAGCCCGGTCGATGCGGTTCGGATCCCCCTGGCGCGCTTGTACGCCTCGAACTCCGGCTTCGTCATCTCCCTGACGTCGACTTTGCCCGCTGCTCCTGCCGCTGCCGCCGTGGCGCCTGGTCGTGGTGCCGCATGCGATCCTGGCACGGGTCCGGTCGTTCCCGTGGTGGCCGGTACAGTGACTTCGCCGAACAGATACGGATGCTGTGTCCGCAGACCCTTGAAGAATGCCTCTTCGTCGAGCCCCTTCAGTTCGTCTTCGGTCTTGCCTTCGTGGGCGCGCGTGAACAAGGTCACGGCGTAATCCGTGTCCTTGATCCCGACGCCGTGGGCGATGCGTTCCAGGGTGGCCTTCACCTCAATGGCGTTGGCCCGGTTCTCTGCCTTGCGCCGCAGCCGCTTCTGTTCGCGGATCTCGGCGTCCTTCCGGTCTTGCTCGCGCTTCCACTTGGCCTTGTCCTGCTCGTACTTCGCCATGGCCTGACGGTCATTGCGATTCTTGGGCGGGGCCGGTGGATCACCTGCCGCCGGTGCGGCCGGGGCCGCCGGACGTGGTGCCGTTCGGGTCGTTCGCTGTGCGTCCAGGTGCTGGAGCATGGCCGCATGGTTGGCGAAGCCTCGCTCCTGCGCCTGCTTGTCCAGCTCGGCCTGATACGCCGTCCTGCCCTTTTCCTCCGCCTTCTTCAATCGCTCGGTGAAGGCGCGGCTCGGGAGGATGACGTTCTTGCCTTGCTGGGCCGGCTGCGCGGGCGCTGGGGCCGCTGCCGCTGGTGCCCCGGGCGGGGCTGCTGCTGGGTCGGGTGGGTTCGCTGGTTGGTTTGCTGCTACTGGTTCGGTTGCCATGACTCGCTCCTCGTCGGGGCTACTCGTCTACGTCGCGGTCATCCGGCTGTATCGTCGCCGTCGTCACGAGTGACGACTTCAACGGGCGGCTGCTCGCGGGGTATCGAGTCACGTTGTGCGCGGCAGAGACGCCCCCGGTGGATCCGGGGATGGCGTATGTCGCGCGAAGAAAACTCATTGTTGAAGGTGGTTCGGGGACTACTCGGGCATCGAGCGCATCAGGCAAGAGGCCGACTGGGACAGGTCGCTCTTGCTGTAGATCACGTCGCAGGACGTGACGGCATCGGCGATGTTGAACGTCAGGTTCACGCCGCCGTCCCAGTAGACTTCGCCGGGGTTCGGCAGACGGGTCGGGTCGGTCATGATCGTCTTGACGCCCGTGCTGGTGCCCGCGGTGGCGTTGACGGTGATGAGGCCGTTGGTCGTCGGGGCCTGGCTGAGTGCCGCGCAGACGCCCGTACTGGACGTGACGGACTTGCCGGTCTCGGTCGCGCCGCCGATGACCCCGCCGGTCGTGACAGCCGCGAGGGCCGACCGCAGATTCAGGATGTCGGCTCGCGCCTGATTCAGCAGCGTGCCGATATTGGCGATGTCGGTCACGGCCAGGTTCAGATCTGTCCGCAGGGCGTTCGCCAGGTTCGCCAGGGTCGTCTGGTCGGGCGACGCATATGCGGCGGACGCGGGCGAGACTGCCGTGGCGGCCGAGACCGCGACGGACGACGGCGCGACGGCGCTGCCGACGGTCGTGCCCGACACCGTCACGCTGGGGTTGCGGGTGTTGAGCAGGATCGACAGGATGTCACCCAGCGGGGCCTTGGCGATCCCATCGGCCTGGACGCCGAGCTTATTGCTGTTCAGGTTGTCGCGGACGGTGTTGACTTTCGTGACGGTGCTGGACATTGGTTCTTCTCCTGAAGGGTGTGATGGTTCCAGCCCGCGACTACGAAGCGCCGCCGGACGTGGACTTGAACGGGAACGGTTTTTCGTTGGTCGGCATCGCGGTCGAAGCCGTGTCGGGCTCCAACGGCGTCTCGCCCTTGGGGGTGCCGTGCTGGGCGTCGTACTCTTTCACGGGGTCTTTGATCTCGGACATGGGGTTCTCCTCGGTGGTTACTTTCGCGCCGCGAACGGCAAACGACGCTCGGCCGCGGGGGCTTTGGTGCTCCCGGTTTCGAGCAAAGGTTTTTCGACTTTGGTGGCCAGTTGCACCGGCACGCCCGGTCCCATCGGATGGCCGTCGGGTGCCGCGTACTGAACGTCCGGGCGAATCTTCGATCCCGAAAGCGCGAGCGCCTTGCGCCGGCCCGGGGACATGGCTTGCGTGCTCATCTCAGGTGCGCTTTCTCGGCGTCGCGACGAACGCCGGCTTGTTTCTCGGGTATCCCGCGAGGTCGCTCGGGAGCGATGGCGTCTTGGCCACGACCTTGCCACCGCTGGCCGAGAGCCCCGTGGCGTCCGGTGGCGGCAGCGCTTCGTCGTCGCGAACGAATCGCGGATCGGCGGGCGCCTGGGTCCGCGACAAATCCGTGTTGACGGTCCCGATGGCGGGCTCGGCCTGGGGGCGCTTGAGGTTGCCTGGCATCACTCGTCCTCGGGTGTCTCGACGGCTTCGTTCTCGTCTCCGCCACCACCTTCGTCACCCCCGGGCTCCGTCTCGACCTCTTCCTCGTCGCCTCCACCTTCGCCGGTGCCTTCCTCTTCCATCTTGCGAACTGCGCGGCACCAGCCCACGAAACCGTCGACGTCTTCGAGGTCGAGCTGCTCGCCCAACGCCCGGAAGTCCTTCTTGCCGGCCTCGTCGGTCCAGGCGCAGAAGTCGTGAATCGTCTCGGCGTCCAGTTCCTCTTCGAGCTGCTCGACACCCGCCTTGGGCTGCGCGTCGGTGCCGGTGCGGAACTCGTCGATGATCTCGTTGATGGTCGCGACGGCGGGCTTCAGGTCCTCGGCGATCGACTCGACGGTGGCCTCTTCCTTTTCGGGCTCCTCGTCGTCGGTCTCTTCCTCGTCGCCGCCAGCCGCTTCGTCCGTCGTGCCTCCCGGCTCGTCCTCCTCGTCGTCGGGCTCGGGCACCGACGTCTGGGAGTTTTTCAATAGGTCCTGGAGTTTCTTCGGATCTACTTGGCTGGCCATGGTCGTGTACCTTTACGGGTAACACAACTTGGTCAGACTGGCAGCGTATCACGAGTAAGCTACCTCACGATTTCAGCCACCAACAAACATGGTGTTTGTTGCATGTTGTCTATTGGCTGCGGATTGTGATACCGTGGCGGGCATGAAGCAGAAAAACACGGTCGCGCTCAAGCCCGAGCACCAGGCGAGGCTCAAGGCCATCATCGACGATCAGGGCATCTGCCAAGCGGCCCGGCACCTGAAGCCTCTCTGCCGGCACTCGATAGAGCGTGCCGCCCAGGGATCGCTGATTCACGCGGGGACCGCGCTGCTGCTGGAGAAGATGCTGACCGAGCGGGACGCGGCGGGGAAGTCTCCGTGACCATCATCCACACCACCGGCACAATCCCCGGCCTCGAAGGCGAGCAACAGATCGCCGTCCTGAAGGAAGACACGCACCTGAGCCGGTGGATCGAGCAGGAACACCGACTCGACGCCGACATGTGCGGTCTCATCCCGCTCGTGATGGACCTGATGCCCGAGGGCGGCGTGGTGGTCGATGCGGGCGCGAGTCTCGGCGACCACACGGCCGCCTACGCCACCAAGGCCGGCGTTGTCCATGCGTTCGAGCCGCAGCCCGAGTCGTTCGCGTGCCTCCAGCACAATTGCGGGGAGCTGCCCAGCGTGAAGCTCTACCAGACCGGACTCTCCGACCACATAGGCACTGCGGAAATCGCCCGAGACCCCAACGTGGGAGCGAGCCGCATCAAGGCCGGTGGCAACGTCCCGATCATGGTGCTGCCGCTGGATCGCCTGGGGATTTCGCCCGCGCTCATCAAGTGGGACGTCGAGGGGCACGAGGTTCGGGCACTGCGGGGCGCCCGCATGACGATCCTGCGGTTCCGGCCCATCATGGTCATCGAGGTCAACGGCGCCGCCCTGGAGGCCGCGGGCTCATCCATCGCGGGGCTACACCGGGAACTGTGCTGGCTGGAGTACCCGCGCTGCCATGACATCCGCACGGGGGTTCCGTTCAACCCCTACGACGGCAAGCGGGAATACGACATCGTGTGCCTACCTTGACTTCCTCCCCGCCCTAAAGGACGGGGTTTCCGCCCCGAAAACCCGATGAAAGCGATTCGTATGGTCGTGAAGCTTCAGAACAACTTGCTGAAGGCAAGGCGGGAAGCGCTCGGGCTCAGCACGATCGAACTGTCCGAGAAAGTTGGGATGTCGTATGGCGTATACGTCAGTCTGGAGAATCTCAGGTGTACCCCCACCAGTAAGAAAGACAAAAGCGGATGGTGCCCGAGTGCGCAGTTGCTGGCGAAGTTCTACCGAGTTCTGCCCGAGGATCTGTTTCCAGAAGTGGTGCTGGCCGTGGACAAGCCAATGGCAGAGCGCTCATTCGACGCTGAGGAAATAAGAGCGCTGATTCCAGACTCGCTCAGGCGAGATGCACTTGGTCCGCAGTTTGAAATGGAACGCAAGCAGCTAGAGGGTCTAATGGGCGAGGCTCTGATGAGCTTGAGTCCGATTGAGAGCGAAGTCCTTACGGAACGGTTTGGGCTTGGCGGAGATGCAGACAAAACATTGGACGAAATAGGCGTATCACTAGGTAAGAGCCCGGAGAGGATTCGCCAGATCCAAGAGATGGCCCTGCGCAAGCTACGTCATCCCTCGCGCAGCAAGAAGTTTTTCGCGTTTGCGTCGGAAGCCGGATGCGAAAATCCTTATAAGAAAGACACCGAGCATTGAAGACCGTCTATGTCGTCCACTGCTGCAACGCCGTCGATTCGGTCTGGTCGGATCGGGACAAGGCCGACGCCCGGGCGAAGAAGGTCAGCATGATCGTCTTGCCCTGCCCGATGCCGGACGACGGCGACACGCTGCCACCGGCACCCGAGCCGGCGTGGCAGGGCAGGCCACCGGGATTCAAGGGGTAACTCATGCGAATTTTTGTAACAGGTTTCGCCCATACACAGACCATCGATCCTCGCGACGAGGACCTGGTCAACGTCTGCCCGTTCACCGAGCAACTCTGGTACTTCGCCAAGATGATGGTGGACCGCGGCCACGAGGTCATCCACATCGGAATGCCTGGGAGCGTGGTGCCCGCCGGGGTCGAGCACGTCGACGGCGCCAGCGAGGAGGTCTGGCGCGTACTGTACGGGTCGCGTGGGCCGCTGGAGCCGTTCATCCTGTCGATCGACCACGCCTACGGGAAGCACTGGAACGACTTCGCGGCGAAGGTCCGCCAGATCGTCCTGGCCCGCGGGGGCGAGCCCTACAGCTCTATCGTGGCGACGCTCTGCCCCTACGAGCCCGCCATCAAGGACCTGCCGCAGATCGTGGTGGAGGTCGGGATCGGCTACCCGAAGGCCGTCTCACCGTTCCGCGTGTATCTGTCGAACGCTTGGCGGCACTTCCACGAGGGCCTCGAGGGCAACTGGGGCGGCGACAAGTGGTACAGGCAGGTCATTCCGCTGGGGCTCAACCTGGACCTGTTCGGCCCGGTCGTGCCGACAAGGGACAAGCAAGACTTCTTCCTGGTGCAGACGCGCATGCTGGAGCCCAAGGGGGTCCGCATCGCCGTGCAGGTCGCGCGGGAACTCCAGACGCCCATCATCCTCACGGGCCGCGGCGATGCTTCCCCGTTCGTGGCCGAGTGGCCCCAGGGCGCCAAGTACGCCGGCATCTCGTCGCTGAAGGTGCGTCGCGAACTCATGCGATCCGCGAAGGCGTTGCTGTCGCCTACTCGCTACGTGGAACCGCTCGGCGCAGTCGCGCTCGAAGCGATGGCGTCTGGGTGCCCCGTGATCTCTAGTGACTTCGGCGGCTTCACCGAGACGGTCGTTCACGGGTACACCGGCTGGCGCTGTAACACCTTCGACGAGTACGTGTGGGCGGCCCGCAATGCCGACAGAATCGACCCGTTCACGTGCCGCGCCTGGGTCGAGCGCAACAACAACTTCGAGCGCGTGGGTGCCGCCTACGAGGAGTACTTCGAGTCACTGCTGCGGCTGCGGGCCGGTAAGCTCAAGGCGGGCGCCGACTGGCTCGACGCCGGCCCGGCCACCGAACGCAAGATGCTGGGGCGAGCGTTCAGGGATTACTCGATGTTCTACGACGGACCTCACGAGCCGCCGGTCGAGATTCGCCAGGACATCAAGCCCGGGGAGAACCCGGAGGCTGGGATCTACCACCACTTGCGCGGCTAGGCGGGAACACGCCGGCCGTTCTTGTAGCGCCAGCCCGGCGTCTTCCATTCCTTCTTCCATGGCAGTACGGTCTCTCGTCCATTGGGCCGGCACGGTGGCACCGCCCACGATTTGCCCACCAAGGAGTCGTCAACCTTCGTTCGTCCTTTGGCGTCTGGAAAGGGAGCGGTCTCCGGCATCGTGAACTCTCCGCCGGGGTCCGTCACCTGGCCGTGAATCGCGATGCTGTCCACTGCCACGCGAGCGTCGAGGGGCTTTCCGTCTGGCCCACAGAACTCCACCCACTGCTGGAGGATTGCGGGGTCTTCTTGTGCGATCTCTTTGATGCCGTCACTGTGAGCCACGTTGGCTCCGAACGCGCACTCCGTACGCGCCACCATCTCGGCTCGCCAGAAGTTCCCGCCGATGACCTTGTGTACGCTGGCGATCGTTCCGTCCAGCGTCTCGCCTGATGCCAGCGACACCGACATCGCCTCCTGGGTCTGGTCAATGACGGCCGCGCCGTACCGCTTGATACTGGTCGCGTGCTGGCGCAGGAGCGAACTGCGGCTCTTGTCGATCACGCCGGCGAACCGCGCCGCCTCCTCAATTGGCAGGACGGGCGCGTGACCCGTGAAGTGCTTTTCAAGGCGTTTATAATCTCTGACGAGCATATGGAGCGATTCAACTTGGGCCTCGCGGGTGGCTGAGTTCAGTTCGCCGATCATCTGGTCGTCCACATAGAGTTGCCCGGCTTTCAATTGGGCCAGCGCCATCTGAAGGTGATGGTGAGAAAAACTGGTTGAACCTTTCCCCAATCGTTCGAGCTTCGCCAGGACTTCTGCGGTGGCTTTCATGTAGACAGCTCGCAGGCGCTCGACTGAGCCGCGGTCGATGAGGCGGTCGAGCGTGCGGCGGTGCGCGCTGACTACTTCCTGATACAGCGACTCGGCCACGGGCTACCGCCCCTTGCTGGCCGCCTGCCGCGCCTTGATGGCTCGCTCCTGGGCCTCGGCGTTCTTCTTGCTTCCGACCTTGCCGAGTGGACGCTTGCCATCGGAGGTCCAGAGTTGGAAGCGGCCCTTGCTGACCTCGCGGATCATCGCTTTTCGCCCGGCATCGGTTCGGGCTTCTTGCCTGAGTCGATTTCTCGCTCCCGCCCATGGACCGCGTCGTGGCATCGAGCGCATAGCGTGTGAAGCGCGTCCATCTCGTTCACGTGCCCCAAGGCGATCCCGCGCTTCAAGTCCTTCCGTCGTCGCGCCTTCGGGTTGGCGGCGATCTCATCTGGGTGCCCACTGATGTGATCGATCGTGATGTTCTTCTTCGGCGCGGGACAGTCTTCGTTTCGGCAGCTCCACTTGTCGCGCCTGAACACTCCAAGAACGAGGCTGGGGCGCAATCCACCCTCTCCGTTGTTCTCCAGCGTCGCGCCTGCGGCCTTGGCTTCCCGGCGCATCTTCTTCAGCGCGAGTTTCTCTTGCGCGTTCCAGCGGGGCTTGTCGTCGTGCTGGTCTTGCTTCTTCTGCTGCTGGCTCTTGGCGAACTGGACGGAGGCGTTTCCCATGGCGGCTAGTGTACACCAATCAGTAGAGCTTCGTCATCACGGCGCAGTCAGGGAGAACAACCGTCCCGTCAGGATGCACGTGCGCGCGGTGGGCGGCTAGGGCACGACCGCGTAAGCCGTCGTCTTTCCACAACACGACAAGCTCGACGCCGGCAGGCTTCCGCGCCAAGCATTCCGCTCGCACCTTTCGTCATGGCGTCCTCAGTCGCACGGCGCGCACGCCGGAACGCCACCCGTCGAGGCGTCGCAGATGATGGCCGCTGGGATGGAGTAAGCCCCCGTCCCTGCGTTCCAACACGCCGGGCATCGCAACCCGTACAGGCAATACCAGAGTGCTGGCATCATCGGCGATGGGCTCGCGTCCGTGGGCGGAAGCATGATCCCGGCGTCGTTCCAGCCGCCCATCTGAGACGGGTCCTCACAGGTGATCCGCATTCCGCCGCCCTGGCAGATCGGGAGCGGATCAACGAGCGAGTCGGGTGAAGCTGGTCGCAAGTCTGGCCGCGCCCCTGCATCTGGCGTCGTGACCGTGCTGGTCGTCACGCTGGTGGTCGCGGCCGTCGTCGAGACCTCACATGCGCAGACGCCGAACGTCCCAGCCGCGCCGCAGACCTGGGCTCCGGTCCTGCCGGTCGAGCACGAGCAGGCCGCGCTGGTGCCAGGCACGCATTGAGGCGCCGTCGGTTGAACGTCGGGGGTCTGTGCCTTCGTCGCGCCGGCATCGGGCAAGAGCGGCGGGTCGTTGATGGCCCCCACGCAGGACGCCAAGAGGAAACCAAGGACGAGTAGATTCTTCACGACGATCCTCCCTTCACCTGCATGATTACCTTGTCGGGCGCCGGCCCGGTGCGGACCTCGCTGACCACGTAGCTGGGCGCGTGCGCGGCGAACTTCTCCATCTCGGACTGGCACGCCCCACAGAAGTACAGCACCGGCATGGCGACGAACGCGCGCTCCTCGCCGCAGACGCGGAACTTCACGATCGGGATGCTACCCCCGCACTCGGTCGCGTACTTGATGGCGAGCTTCGGCTGGTCCTTCTGGAAGTCGGCCGCGGGCCAAAACATGTTGATGGTTCCGATGGCCTTTGCGGTCTGGCAGTGATTGCAGGTGGCTCCGTGCAGGACCGTGCGCCGCCAGAGCGACTGCGCGTCCGTGCGGCCACCGAACAGCTTGCGGAGGAAGCCGGCTTCGTTGCGGGCGCGCTTGATCTTGGCGTCGTGGCCCATTAGGGGGCCTCCTTCCACTCTTTCAGCACTTCGCGAATCGCCATCATCATGACGGAAAGGTCGCAGCGTTCGTCGATGATGTCGGAGATGCGGCTCAGGTAGGCGTCGAACTTGTGGTAGTCGGTCACAATCTCGGCGTTGCGGGCCATGGCCCGTGCATGCGTCTTTCTCAGGTCATCGCGCTCATTCGTCCGCTCGGTGAGCAACTTGGCCTGATTGGCGATGCGCCGTTCGTACTCCTCGCGATCGAGGGTCGGCGCAGAACCCGTGTCAGAGATCCACCTGGCTCCGGGTGCGTGGGATAATACCTGGTCGACTTCCTTCACCTGAGCCTTGACCCACACCCAGTCGCCGGCCTCGGGCAACCGCTCAGGCTGCTTCTTGCCGCAGTTGGGACAGAATGCGAACTCCGTGGGGTAGAAGGTCCGCGTTACCGACCGGCATGGACAAGCCCATGGCTGCCCCGAAGTTTCGTAGGTGATCGTTCCCATGCTCAGCCCTCCCTCTTGGCCGCTGCCAGCTCGGGCACCAGGTCGCTCACCTGTGCGATCGCCATGGCGTTCACGCTGGCCATCGTGGGGGTCTCGTCGCTCGTCACGCCGACCACCTGCCAACCCCGAGCCACTATCGCCTTATGCAATGCGCGGAGCCTCCGGTACGCTTCGTCGGTCAGCCGAACGGCTTGGCCCTTTCGTTTGCTCATACAATCCAGGGTAGACCATAGTTGTCATGGTGTCAAGGTGTTTGTTTCGGTTGGAACGGCGTGGTCTCGTCTCGAAAGGAGATGAATCCACTGCGTTCTGCCGATGCGATCAACCGTGGTGGCGCTGATGCCAAATTCGCGCGCTAGCGTGGCCTTCCGCTCTCCTTCTTTTTTGCGTCTGAGGATTTCCATGGCCTGCGCTTCTGTGATCTTGGCATTACTATGATCTGCGCCACGACGGCGCTTATATCTATCCATCCCCTGCAGTAGTTGGGGATCCGCAGCGTGAAGCCAACTGGTACGGCCGACGTTTGCGGCTACGGTTTTGCTGACTCCGAACTCTTTTGCCAGATCACGTGTCGTACATCCCTCTGCCTTTCTGCGCATGATTTCGCGAGCTTTGTCTTCGGTCAGTTTAGCCGTTGGGCGGCCCTCTCCCCGCGATTGTCTCTGCTTGATATTGCGGTCGCGCACATTGTCAGCGTTCGTCCCCTCAAAAATATGCTCCAACCGCACACAGGCCCGGGTGTCGCACTTGTGCAATCCACACGGGGTCGGCCACCGTCCGTGCGCAAAATACCACGCTACCCGATGGGCTAGTTCTTTCCGTCGGGATCCATCCGTCCTGCTCCCAACTTGCAACTGCCCATATCCATCTTCGGTAACGTGTCCTGTCCAGAGCCAGCACGGACCAAGTTCAGGAACGTGAATAGGAACTGGGCCTTCTTTGTTAACCTTCGACCAGAAGCGCGTCTTAAGTGACTCTTGGTTTTTCATGCACTGGACGGTAATCCTAGTGCTTGCCTAACCGTTTGTCCAGAATAAGCAGCACGTGGTTTTCGTGGACTGCCAGTGTCCCAGTTGCTCGGCAGGCCCCGCAGCACGTCCTTGGCGATGCCGTCCACGTAATCGAGCTTCTGGCGCGCGCCCGTGCCCGCCTGGTAGCGTTCCCGCCAGTCGGTGGACGGATCTAGCCAGCAGCCGAAAGCCTCGGCCCACGCCTCGTCGGGGTGCCGCGCCGAGTAACCTACCTCGACCCCGGGCACGTAGTCGACCCACTCGGTGCTGGCGGGATCCACTGGCGCCGGCTGTGACTTCGGGTATGGCGCCAGGAAGTCGCCGAACACCGCCGTCCAGTCCGGGCGCTTCCACAATTCGAACGCATACCCGACCGAGTGCCCGACCTCGTGCCGGATGCTCTTGGTGACGTTCTCCCAGGTCCACGGGTAGCGCTCCTGCGCCAGTGCCCGCAGTTCGTCGTTGGCGAGAAACCACGGGACGTTGATGGTCGTGGCGCGGTCGGCCGCCCAGAAACCCGCCTGCCCCAGCTCGAAGGTCGGCCAGTAGTGCGCGACGCCGGCCGCCACCATCTCGCCGTGGATCTGGTCCAGGACGGCCCGGAGTGTTCCACGTGGCACAAGATTGAGGCTTTCGACCGGGCGGTCCAGTAGGCCGCTCGCCACCGCGGCGTCATACAGGGGTTCGGTTTCGCCGTACACGCGGGCGATTCGCGCCCAGGTGGCGGGACCTCGCATCGCCATGGCCTTATCGTCGATGACTAGATCGAAGCTGAACTTTCCCGCAAGCCCGTCGTCGATCGCGTCGAAGACCCCAGGGAGTTCTCTCTCGACGAACTCGATCATCTGGTCGTAGCGCGCCCGGTGGATGGCCCTGGATTCGAGCCAGTGACGACGGTCGCAGTCCACGACGCCGGCACGGACGAAGGGGTCTAGTAGGGGGTCCAGGAGCAGCGCCCGGGAAGCGCGGCCACTCCAGAGCAGAAGAAGATGGTTCGCGCGTTTGAGCGCCAGGAGGCCATCCTTGGCGCCGTCGACGAACTCCAGCGGGGTCACGACGTCGGCGTAGGGCCGGTCCTGCTTGACGACCGTGCCGTCAAAGTCTACGGCGATTTTCACCTCACCGACCCTCTTGCAATTCCTTCAGCGATTGCGCCGCCAAGTCTCCCCCGGGCGCCGGCTCCTTCTTGAGCGCTTCGACCTCGGCGCTGGTGTCGTCGATATTGAAGTCAGGCGCCAGGTGCCGCACGGCCGTGTCGATCGAGATGAGCCGCCCGACGCGGGCCTGGACGGTCGCCTGCGTCTTCGTGAGGGTGTCGCTGGCGGTCGGCTGCGAGAATGGCGGCCACACCAGTTCGAGCGTCACGCCCTGGACGTCGCCCAACCGCTCGGGTTGCGCATGGCCTTCCTTGTCGACCTTTGGCGGCAGCTTGATCTCGGAGCGCACCAGCGTGCCGGCCGGAATCTCCTGGCCGGTCGTGGTCTTGATGGGCTCGGCGGCCTGCTGACCTTTGCCCATCTTGCGCGCCACCTCCAGCAACTTCTGCATCAGCAGCGTGGCACCGCGGCCGTACTGCTGGCGCAGCAGCGACGCCTTGGCGTGCATGCTGGCGGTGCGCTTGTTGATCTCTGTGGCCGTCACGGCGCCTCGGACCTCCGCGCCCTCTTCGTCGGGCAGGACGCAGCGGGCGAGTTGCAGCGCCTTCTTCTGGAAACGATCGGATTCCGTGGAGGCGATCGTGATGCTGCTGCCAGTGCTCTCGGCGTACCCGAGGCTGCCGCCCTTCTCGGTCTTGACCGCCGTGGCGCTGCCGAGCTTCACCTGCTCGAACATGCCGTCACTGCTCAGCACGGGTGTCGGGTCGGCGTTGCGGGCCGCACCCGTGTAGCACTGTGAGTCCAGTTCGCCGATACGGTCGAAGTAGTCGTAGCAGCCCAGGCAGTCCGGATCGCCGTCGATGTCGTCGCTGACCGGCAGATTCGGGATCCACTCGATGGGCACGAAGCCATAGCCGTGCTTCACCATCTGCTGGACCGTCGTGGGGTCGTCCCACTTGGGCTCCGTCGAACCGTCGCCCACGTCCTGCGGTTTCCACAGGACATCCGCCTCGGTGTCGATGGTCCGCCGATACCAATATTTCTTCTCCTCCCACTGGCCCGTCTCGGGGTTCCGCTTCTCCTTGGGGTACATGTAGCGGATCTCCAGCTTCGAGAGCTGGCCAGGCTTCGCGGGATCGAAGGTCGGGAAGCACCAGCGCCGATCGAAGGTCTCGAACATCACGACGCTGTCGATGATCTTGAAGCCCGGGATGCCGGTCCCCATGGCGCCACCCAGATCGCGCGTCTGGGTCATGGTCGACCACAGGGCGCCGTCCTTTGTGACGGCCTGGACCCACGACTCGCTGTCGGGATCGCCCGCCATCTTCCACGCCGGCGACTGCGACTCCGTGAACAGCAACTCGGTGAAGCGGCTCACGATTACGTGGCACAGGTGGCATGGCACCGCGGGTCGGCGGTACTTCAGCGGCAGATTGCTGAGATTCTTGCCTACGTCCTCGTAGCCGGCCGGCAGAAGTGGCGAACTGCAGATGCCCTCGCGTGAGACCGCGTCCACGTGGGGATCGCCGTCCCAGCCGACCGCGCAGGCGTCGTGCTGGGCGGTTCGGTAGTAGGCGTAGAGGCGGTTCAACTCCACCTGCGTCGGCGACAAGCCCAACCGCTTCATGCGTTCGTTGACGAGTTGCTGGTCCGCTACCGCGCCGGCGACTTGCCCGGCGGCTCCAATATCGCGAGTTATGCCTGACGCCATGGGCGCATCCTATCACAAGGGGTTGAGTTTGAGGCGAACGGTTCCGCAGTATGGCTTCGCAACCGGGACGCTGAGACGCTCGCCTTCCTTGGCGAACCACGCAGCCATCAATCTATCGCCCGAGTGCGCCGCTGGGTTGTAACCGAGCATTTCGTTGACCCACTCCTGGACTTCCGGGTGGCAGACGCCGCCGCGGTTCGGGATTATCCACTTGCCGGCCGCGAACTCAGCCGCCATCGCTTCGAGACCGAACGTGGGGTCCGCCTTGTTCTTGCCGGTCGCGAACGGGACGATCGGGATCGCGGTGCTGCCCTGGAGGATTTGCACCAAGTAGTCCTGGGCCGCCACGTTCTCGATCACGAAGATGCCGCCGAATCGCAGCGACAGGTCCTTGACCTTCTCCATGATGTCGGTCGCGAGCATGCGGCCACTCTCGACCCACAGCACCTGCCGGTCTCCGTTGGGGTGGATGAGCAGCACGAAGAACGCCGTTCGGTCGTGGTGTTCTTTCCTGCCCACCGCCAGGTCGACCCCGCAGTAGAGCTTGCAGCCGAACGGGATTCCGCGAAGCGCGTAGACGACGTCCTTGCCTTCGCCGCGCCGCAAGCACGTCTCGATCCACTCGCGCTTGAACCGCGACATGGCGTCGTCGATGGGCTGGCACATCAACTGGCTCATGGATTCCATCGGCCCGAGTTCTTGCCGGCGGCGTTCGATGCGGTCGAGCGGCCAGACAGTCGGCCAGGCGCTCGTGCCGTCGGCCTTCAAGATCGGGAACTTGTAGCCCTTCCAGCGCGGGTTCTTGACGAGCCGGTGGTAGAGGTCGTCCGGGTTCCAGGCGTTGCCGACGCCGAGGATGCGCCCGCGCTCCGTCATACGGCCCGGGATGGTCTTCAGATACCAGTCCTGCGACTCGTCCCGCATGTACTGGGTCCGGGTGTTCTCGCGATTCAGCACGTCGTCCAGGACGGCGCGGTCGATGCGGGCGCCCTGCGTGTTGCTGCCGATGCCGAGCGTGTTGACCGAGGGGTCTTTCGACAGCGTGGGCCGCTTGACCGTGAGCTGCTCGGAGTTCCACGGCATCGTGGGGTCCGGCTCCAGGTGCGGGAACACCCGGTGCAGTTCCTCCGACTGCGTGATGTACTTCCCGATCTGGTTCGCGATCTTGACCGCCATGCCGCTCGTGTTGCTGATGATGGCGAAACGCAACGTCGGGTCGCGGCCCAGCTCCCAGAGCGTACGAGCCACGCTCAGGCTTTGTGTCTTGCCACTTTCCATGGCGGCCCACAGCATGAGACGGTCATACTGGTCGGCGAGTCGGTGCCAGGTTTCATGGATCGGCGCGAACTCGACGGGGGCGCCGGTCTGCTCGTCCCGCATCGTGAAGCTGAAAAACGCCTTCATGGACCGCCGGGCCAGCCGCATCAGGGTGTCGTCTGAACTGCGGTAGCCCGTTTCGAGGTCGCGGAGTTCGGCGGAGGCTAGCTGGGGCACGGAATCGCCTCGAGCGGCACCTGCCCGGGCGCCAGCGGAGCGGCCGGCGCTGCGGGCTGCGCCCCGACCTCGATGGCGTCGATGGCCTTCGGGGGAGCCGCCTCGGCCGCCAGCACCTCCTGGGCGATGCGGGTAGCCCGAAGAAACCGCGCCGCCATCTCCTCGAGTGACAGTATGGCTGAGACGTTATCGGTGCTGATGGGACCGCCGTTCGGCCCGGACACCTCCATCTGCACCCGTGGTTTCCCGCCGTACTGTTCGAGCAGCGTCTTGCGGGCCATGTCGCTCTTGCCCATGCCTGCCAGCCACTCTCGGTAAAGCAGCCCGCGAATGCGCGTCCCATCGGGACAACCGACTTTCGCCATCAGCGCTTTGCCTATGGGCGTGTCGTCCTTCTCTTCAAGAAACGCGGCAATCACCTCGGAGCGCTGGCGTCCATTGCTGCCGGTGGGGTTGAGCGGTGGATCTCCTTTGCGGCGTGGTCTCAGGTTGCCCAGGCTGCGCGGGTTCTTACCGCGCTTGCTCGGGGGGAAAGGGGAGTCGTCAGACACTCCCCGTAGTCTACACCGCCAGGCTGGTCTGCTGCAAGCGGTGGCCGGTCACGGCCTGCGCGCGCACGTCTGGGAACTGCTCCCAGCGTCTTCCATCCAGATCGTGCCCGGCGCTGGTCGGCCTCACTCCACCCCACTGCTTGAAAAAGAACGCCACACCGTCGCGGATGCAGGTATCTCGCAGGGCTCGCGGCCAGTCTGCGCGGTCCATGCGTGGCACCCACTTGCCACGCTCGTCGCGTGTCGCCATCCCGCGGACATCGCGAATCTTCGCGTCCATGAGGTGGCAGCCAGACTCGCCGCCCCAGATGGCCCATTGGATGCCGTCGCCGCCGAAGGCGTTGTTCTTGCCCCGTGTCCAGGGGCTGATGTCCACGAGCGACAGCGCCGGCTCGACCGAGATGAACCGCACTGGCACGTCGACCTGGACAAGCGCAGGGATTCGCTCGTCGGCTCGCTTCTGGTCCTCGACCGTCACACCCGCCCAGAAGTTCGCGGGCAGCTTCCGCCGGCGCGAGTAGCGCAACAGGTTCTCGTGCCGCTTGGTCAGCACCTGGTATTGGTGCTGTGGTGTCGAGTCGATGACGTCAAGTACGCGGTCGCGGTAGCTGTCGGGGATGCGGTCCCAGAACAGGTCAGACATCGAGTTGACGAAAATCAGCGACGGCGTCTTGAGCCGGCGGGGTTCGTCGAGCTTGTGCGGGCGCAGGGTCAAGTCGAAGCCGTTTGGAAATGCTGGCGTTCCGCGCTTGTTCTCCGCGAGCTGGCGGGCATAGCAAAAATGGCACCCCTCACTCGCCGGCACACAGCCCGAGCAAGGGTTCCAGCTGTTACTCGTCCATCTGATAGGTGTGTCGTTCATGGTGTCTCGCTTTCTTTCGGAAACTTCAGCCGCGTCCGAATCTCATCGGATACGGTGAGTCCGCGTCGCTCCGCCTCGCTGACCAGTCCGGCGTACTCGCCGTCGGTCAGGCGCACACGGATGACTCGGGTTCGTCGGGGTTGCTTGGTGTGTTGGTTTGGCATTGGCAAAGTGTACCACGCGTGACCTACGCGCGCAAGGGGCTAGGCGGCGATGCTGGCTTGCTTGACCCAGTAGGTGACGGCGAAGCTTCGGCCTCGGTGCAGGATGGTCTTGCGGATGGCCACGCGCCCGTCACTGCGGGGCGCAGTGGGTTCGCTGGTGACAGGCAGGCATGGGACGGCGATAGCGGCAGGGGCTGGCGGGGGAATCGTCGCAAGGGGCGCAATCTGGGCGGCTTGGGTGACAGGCTGGACCTTGCACTGAGACGCCTTCAGCTCGACCTCGAACAGCTTCGCGACTTCTTGAATATAGGCACCGCGTTTGCCGCCGTTGGTCCCTTCGATCTCGAAGGTCGCACCAGCACGACGGAACAGCGGAGACGCCCAGGCCCGCACGACCCGGCAGGCAGGGCGAAAATTGGCGGTTCGCATGATGGTGAACTCGCCGTGCTCGGTGAAGCACCGGACACAGCGCACATTCTCCAGATCCCAGGTCTTTGGCTCAGCCTTGATCTTCTTGGTGTAGTTCAGCATCCGTCTGGTCCTCCTCATTCCTCCCAGGTGGCATCCTGGGCGCCACGAGAGGGGCTAGTTAGAGAGGAACTGGTCGACGGCGGCCGGTAGTGCGCGGCCAGTCGCGCCCGCGTTGATTCGACTTCGTGTGCCATCTGATTTCTCCTTGTGGTGGGGTCCGCCGTCGCTCTCTCTATCTGTCTTTAGTGTAGGACGAGCGTAGGACCCGCGCAAGGGGAGAACAACCTCCCGTGTCGCTGTCCGTTTAGTGCGTCAACTAGGCGCGGTAACGGATTGCGTAATACGTGGCGTGGTCACCGGGACCGACGATATCTCGCCGTGGATGACTTCTCTTGCATTCCACGGCCTTCACCCGCGCCCCTGTCTCGCTCCATGCCAGCGCCCACCGGACGATGTCATCATGCCAGCGGAAGAACGGGGCGCCTGTTTGAAACATCGACGTGGCAAGCTTTCCGACGCCGGCGATGGCGAAGGCGAAATCGCTGTTGTTGACGTGTAGCGATCTGGCTAAGCCTTCTGTCGCCGTCACGACCAAGTCACGCGCCGGCTGCAGGCGCAACACTTGGCGCAACAAGATCCACGGGTTCGCGTAGGCGTCCAAGTCGATGACGTCCCATGGCCCGGCGGCCATTGCGCGCTTCAGGAGCTGCGCATTGTCTCCGCGCCAGCACTCACCCGCCGGGTCTCCGGCTGGACGTCGAAACCGCTTCTCGATCCCGAGATACCGCCCGCACGCTGGCTTCCAGGCTTCGCGGTACATGTGCCCTTCGCCGGCGAACAGGTCCAGCACAGCGGGACGTTCTGGCGCCCACGTGAAAGCATGGAGCCGCAGAGCAATCTTCGCCTCGGGGTCTCCGTTGTCGGTCTGGCTACCGGACACCGCTGACCTCAATACGGGTTTCGTCGTCCGCGAACTGCGCCAGTGCGTTCTCAATCTCGGGCGCGCGGTCGGCCGTTGTCGCGATCAGAATCCAGGTCCTGGCGCTCAGTGGAGTGACGTCGAAATCTTCCAAGGATGGCGGGCCATGCTCCGCCGTCTCCGCCTCTGCGAGGTCCTTCTCCAGCGTCTCCAGCCCCATGTCCCCAAACCCGTCCTCGCCCTCCAACTCCTTGAGCTGCGCCAGCGCGGCGTCGGTGTAGCTCCCAGAGATACGCGGGTTGTTGGCCGTCAGGTTGGCCATGCGCTGCTTCGTCTCGTCCCAATCCACGAACCGCACGCGGAACCGCTCCCCTGTTTTGGGGTGCTCGATGTAGCCGTCGGCCCCGTTGCGAACACACTCGACCGCGCCGGCCGCGCGTAGGCGCTCAAGCCGCTGATGGCCGCTCACCCACTGCCCGGTTCGGTCGTTAAAGACCATGCCCAGCTCGCCGAACGTCTCCATCGACACGCCCAGACCGGTCCGCGCCTCTTCGCTCATCTCGCGCGGGTTGTCGGGGTCCGGCGCCAGCGCGGTTAACGGTACGCGAATCTCAGTCGCGTCAGAAGTAGCAACTGGTTTTGTCGCGCCGCTCTCACGTCGTTTTGATTTCATTGCGCAGAGTCCTGTCGTCGGCTCTCTTCTTTGCGCAGCTCCTCGACGGCCGCCATCACGCGAAGGTCGATCAGCCGGTCGTGATGCCAAGCTCCTTGGCGGCCGTCTCCTGGCTGATGCCGAGAATGAGTCGCAGCAGTCGAAAGCATTTCAAGGTGGCTCCGTTTATTAACTACACAACCCGTCACAACTGTCAAGAGCGCCGAAGTTGCACGCGCTCACGTATTGGAGTCTTGCCGCGCGACGTTTCCGCCGTCATCTCACGACGTTCGCGCAGCGTATTGACAGCACTGAAAAACTATGCGATCCGGCCATCACGCGCCTGCGCTCCGGATCCCTCTGCGCGCTTGACCCGATCCTCTGCCTGAGTTTCCCGCGCCTTCGTTGCCTCCTTGCATATCCGTTCCGCTCTCAGACACCGCTCGTCGGCTTGCTTCTCGGCCCGCTCCTTGAAGATGTCCTCGGCGCGGTCGCGGACATCCAGATATGCGCCCTGTGTCGTTGCCTGCAATTCTGACCACTTGTCTTTCTTCTGCCACGGCGAAAGGCTAGAATCGGCTAGGTACAACTGCCACGCCTCGCGCTCCCTCTCCGTCAAGCCGTCGGCGGCTGGCTCGGGCTTCGCGGGCTCGCTGGCCTGCTCCGTCATGCCGTCCGACCGAACGCCACCTTTCCAGCTCTTCCCGCAGACGGTGCATTTCCACTCGGCATTGGAAGTGCGGGACAACTCCATCGGGCACGCTTCGCAGTGATGGCCATAACTGGGCTCCTTCGCGGGCTCGACGGCCGTCTCCATTGGGTGTTTCCAGCGGTGGCCGTGCCCATCGTTGCCCGCCGCGCGGTGAGGCTCGCTGGCCGGCTCGGCGAAGTCCCAAGTCATGCCACGGTCGGCGAAGTAGCGCCTTCCCCAGCCGAATTGCGGCCAGAATCCGTCATCCTCCAGACGATCCACCGTGCTTTCTCCAACGAGTAATTCCGGTATCCGTTTCCGCTTCTCGCTTGGCCACAGCTTCACCCTATCGCCGACCTTGGGCTGCCTAGGTGCCGCCTGTTGCGCGGGCGCGTTCGCGCAGGTGTCGTGGCCAGAATCGAATATGACCCGGTTGATGCGCTCATCGACTGGGACATCATCGGCATTGACGTACCCTCGTCGCTCAACTATTCGTCCAAGGCAAAGCGGGTCGAGACAGTTTCGCGAATGGTCGGTCATGGCTTTCTTCCTTTGGCTTGCATCACGGCCCTTGCCGCCTCGTCGCTCATCGGACCATTCGGGTACGGCGGATCTTCGTGGACCGCGACTCTCCCCTCTACGATGTCGGAGATTTTGATTTCCCAATCCGCCTTGGGCGGCGTCGAAAGGCTGGTCTCCAGGACGAATCGAAGCGCCCGCCATGATGGGTACTTGTACTCGGGCGGATCGTAAAACGAGTCGTTTCTGCGCTTCGCTGCGCCAGTAGTCCCGCTCGGCGGACAGCCGCTTGATCTTCTCGCGCAGTTTCGCTTCGTCGGTGGTCTTGCTCATGTCTCGCCTTTCTCAAATGCATCGGCGTCGCGCCAGACGGTCACTGGCACCACCGTCCACTCGTCCATTTCCGCAGGAGACAATCGGCCGTTCAAGTCCGCGCAGTGTTTTTCGGCAAGCGCACGGCTCGCCCAGACGGTCTGCTTGTCTGCATACCGCCCGACCGAGAAGACCTCGAACGAAGGCGGCGGCTTGATGGGCGCGCTCATGGCTTTGCCTTTCTGGCGGCTTCGACGAGGCGCCGCATCCATTCGGACAATAACTGGCCCGCCTTCTTCCGTTCGCCTTGCACCCACTCGCCCGCGTCGGCAGGCAACCAGAACGCGAGACGGACTTTACCCTGTTTCTTTTTCACAGCGCCTTTGTCTCCGGCGACCACACGACGAACTCGTCACCGACCACGCCAATCGGGATACACCCAAGCGCCATGATCTCGACGAGAGGAGCCCATGGGTTGTTGGGTATGTCGGCGACCATGTGGG